CAGTAACGGCATCCCAGAATCTGGTACTCCCCCCCGGTGGTGTTTCCAGATTGAGTTTTCCGCGCTTGCTTACCTCTGCTGGCCTTCGGCCTTGGAGCGGATGATCGTCCGAACCACCTACCTTCTACTACTCTGGAGTACTTACCATGATCGCTGCATTCAACGCCTTCTTCGCTTTCTTCGCTGCTCTGTTCCGTGGCGCTACCAACCTTGCCGAGGCTGCTGAGAACATGTCTCGCTATGCCAAGGATGAATCCGAGTTCTTCAACGAGAATGCTGAAGCTTCCCGTGACCGTCGTCGTGTCGAGTCTCGTGCTGCTCATGCTCAACTGGTCCGTGACCTGGGTATCTCCGAAGACATCGCCGAGATCCAATCCGAACGTCGTACCAAGCGTGCTACTGGTGCCAAGTCCTAACTCTCTATCCATCCTCTGCCTCACTCCTTCATTGGAGTGGGGCTTACCTTTTCAAGCACACATAAGATCAATAGCACACAAAGAGCACACATCTACTCCCTTCTTCCTGCTACTCCTCTGCGTCTCCTTCTTCTCCCTTTGGACAGTTGGGTGTGGGAAGTAACCTTTCCCTCTTCTTACCTCTTCTTACTCATCCTGATACTCCTTATAGAGAGGATAGTGGGAGAGTTTGGGGACTGTGTACTGCACTCAGGCTGCTCAGTACCTGCTACTGAATACATCATCTCCCTCAAGGTTCCCACACCTACATCCTTCCATACCACTCACTCCATTACGATACTCACCTGATACTCCATCACTACTCCTACCCATGTTCTGCTACGCAGTTGGTGTGGATTCAACCACTGACATTACTTCATAGTCCTCTATAGGTATCCACCATGCGTAACAAACACCTCTACCGTAACGTGAACCTCCGTCAAGCAGCTGCACATTGGTGGTCTTGTGGCTTCCATCCTGAAGGCAGTGATGTACGTTCCCTGCTCATCTCCTGTGGCTTCAGTCCTGTCCAGTCCATGGAGACAGTACGTGCTGTCTTCGACTACTGGGACGCAGACTACAAAGCCTACTGTGATAACCACATGGACGAAGAGTCCTTCGAGCCTATCGATGTAGCTGACCTCGGCGACATCTCTACTCAAACCATCCAGATTGAGGAGTAACACCATGACCACCTACACCGCTTGCCCTGAAGAAGGGGTAATCCTTGAGTTCATCCTGTGTGGTGAACCTCAAGCATTCAAGCTCAGTACCATTGAAGAAGCTTTCGCGGTAGTAGTCGGTCTGGGCTTCGACAAACTGTTCGACGTGACCATCAGCTATTGGGACTTGGACTGCAACCGTCAGGTGTGGCGTGCAGAACTGATCTCCAGGCTCTTGGCCCAAGCCACCATCACCCTTGAAGGTGAAGGCTATGCCACTCATGTGAAGGTGGTGCTCTGACATGGATACCAAGCTCTTGAAGGAAGCCATCCATGCAGGTATGTACATGGCCCTGACTATGAATACACCACACTCCATGTGCGTCCGTGTCGCTTGGCAGGTGGAGTGTGAAGTACTCACCACTGCTCATCAAAAGGAGTTCCGTAAGTGGGTGTACAAGATCCTCGGTAACTACTGCTATGTCACTGACTACCTACGCTCGTGCCATCCTCATTACCTTCAATGGAAGGCACGGAACATGTGGTGCAACTTCTATGTCTGGGCCTATTTCGACCTGTGCAAGGAGCAAAACCATGAAGACCATAGCTGAACTGATCTATCTGGGCATGCAGGAAGCCCATGCTGCGAGCAACTTCCAGAACATGTGCCTGCGCCTGCAAAGCTTGCACATGGTTGATGAGATCACCGAGGGGGAGTTGACCTCCTTCGAGGAATGGGTCTATGCACATCTGGGTGAGGGTGGTGGGTCCATCATCTACTACCTGATGAGAACTCACCCGAGTCTCCGTGATCTCCCTCAGCTTCTGCGTACCAACGAACTGTTCCGTAACTACTGGTGCAACTACTACCTGTGGCACTACTTCGACCTCGTTAAACGGAGATAACCATGACCACTTTCACCCTTGAGAACCAGCTGTTCGTCGTTAGATTGATGCCCACCAAGGGCAAGCTGGAGGGTTACCGCATCTGCCTTACCCTCATCAAGGGTAAAGAGCGTCAGGTGCTGGTGCATGAGCAGATGTTTGGCCGTCGTGAAGACGCCATGCATGTCCGTTCGCTCATCACTGCACGTCGTGTCCTGAACCTGAAGCATTGGGTTTGGGATGCCAAGTCCAACTTCTTCGGCGATGCACTGGCTCACAAGCCCACTGCTCGCTTCCGCACCAAACCTATCTACCTATCCTTCTGAAACCAAGGAACCAAACCATGAACCTGACTTTCCTCCGCAAGTGCTCCAACCATGCTGCCAAGATCCACCCTGCACTGATCAAGTCCTATAACCTGTCCTGGATCGATGAGTGTGGTACTGAACACGAAGAGGACTTCTACTGCCTCAGCGATGAAGGTGCTATCGAGCGTGTGCAGCATGCTGTTCAAGGCTGTGAAGGACTGGTGTCCGGCATCTGCCTGGTAGGGGACGAAGGCGAAATCGACTTCGATCCCTGGGAAGGGTAATGAATAGCGACAAGCGTGTGGTGTTCAGGGGAGGCGTCGTGATCGGCGTCTTCTCTGAGATACCTGAGCTAGTAGATGGAGATGTCGTGTACGCCTCCATCTACTTTGCGAGCATAGACAGATATGCGGAGTACTGGTCTCGGTACACGCAGAACCAATTGATCTCTTACGAACCCACCAAGGATCAGTCCTTGGCGGTCATGTTATTGAAGGAGTGACAGATGAGCTTTGTAAAACTGGTTGGGATGATGGCTGCCGTGTTCGCTGCCTACCTCGGTGTAACCGTTGGTGTGGCGATGATCGTCATCCACATGGGTGGCTGTGTATGAACGAGCATACTCAGTACTACCTTCACCGTGCTAACGGTGAACTGCTGGGGCCAAAATTGATTGCTGGTCCTTGGGCAGACATCTTTCAGGAGGGTGACATGCTCATGGCCAAGAACCCTACTGCTGCAAACGTCCCTTGGATGTACTTCATCTGGCAGGATGAAAACTGGAAGAACGTGAAAGAGCCGGAGGAGCGTCACCGTCTGGTTGCGCTGCTACTCAATGACGAATGAACGTTGGGTAGCAGCCTGGGCAACACTACTGTTAATTCATCTACTGTTGGAGAGTTCATCATGCTGGCAATCATCTGTGGTTTCATCTTTGGTTCGTCTTGGTACTGGCTCGTAAAAGAGCGTACCAAGTTCCGCAAGGCGGAGAACGACTACCGTGCTGGTCTGTACATGCACCGGTCCAAGTTCATCGCTGACCGTAATGACGCTGAGCTTGGCTGTGCCTTGGCTCTGGGCGTCATGTTCGGTGCTGTAGCTATCTTCGTCTTCAACCTCTACCTGTGAGATCAAACCATGCACGTAATACAGCTGGTGTACCTGCTAATAATCCTGTGTGTCGTCCTGTTCTGGGTCGGCAAGATGGAGCCTGAGCGTTGCTGGGGATGGGTTTGGTGGACATGGCTGACTGTCTTCGCAGTCCTGACCCACGCAATCACGATGGTGGCCGTTGGCATTATCGTACTATTTATAGTCCCTTGAATCCTGAATGATTCTCATTTGGGTTACCCAGACCTACGGTCTTGAAAGGCAAGATCAAGAGCAGGCTACGCCTGTGTAATGGCAACAATCGCCAACACTCAATCACATGACTATCTGGAGAAATACCATGGCACTCGTCAAGAAGAACCAAGCTCGCAACACCCAAGCCACCGACAACAAGGGCGCTTCGGCCTACCTGAACTTCCACTTCCCGACTCGGGATGGCAAGGACGTTCGCCTGGTAAGCCTCGGCCTGCGTGCGGACGATGCACTGCACATGCAGCTGCAAGAGTTCCTGACCGTCGACGACAAGGGCAAGCCGCTGAGCGAGACCGCTTACGCCGAACGCTGCAAGAAGCTGGTCAGCCGCCTGATCATCAAGCTGGGCGTCACCCGCAGCGAGGAAGAGCGCGCGCTCGACCTGTAACACCATGCCCAACCTCCTCTTGGGGGTTGGGCGTGTTCTTTGTGCTATCCGTCAGTCCGTAAGGAGTTCCAACATGAAACATCCCAAGCCCATGTACATCAACTCGAAGGCCTCCCGTGAACGTAATGCCGATTCCGTTGCTGCTGCAATGGCTCTGCTTCAGCAGGGTACTGATCATCTGCCTCGTACTGAGGTTGCGGCTGTCTCTGATGCTGTCGGCGCCGGACTTTGTAGTATCGGTTCTGGCCTTTCTCACCTCTGTGGGACCAAGAGTGGTAACACTCGGGCATCTCGAATCTGAACCCATAAAGTAAATCGCCGATTTCGACAGATTTCGGCGAGGAAAACCATGTGCTAACCCATGGTTTTGGAGACCTGACTATATGTATGAACTTACAACCTCCATTGAGGTGTTGCTCGAAGAGATGCGGCATGACGAAGCCCTTCGCAAGAAGCAGAGGAAGGAAGGCATCAGGCGTGACCTGTTCGATTGCCCTGGGCTACTCATTGACGATGGCTGGAGCTTGAAGCCCAGCAGACACAAGAAGTCTCATGAGACAAACCATGAAGGGAAGGGACCACGCAACAAGTACGGAGGTCACCGCTGATGGAAGAGTCCACTGTAGCTGCGGAAGCCTGGACCAACTTATGGGATATCCATGACAAGTACAAGAAGGAGGGTTTGTCGAACCCAGTCCTTCATTCGGGAGACTACGATGACGGTCCCTACTATGAGGATTACGACAGAAGCGCAGAAGACCCTGCGTGCACGGGCTAAGCACGATTGGGCACTGCAACAGAAGTACTGGAAAGAAGGCTTGCAGTACATCTATTCGATACTGAGGAGTAAGTAATGACTCGCACCTACCTGAAGAACATTGTGATTCGCGATAGCAATGGCTTGTTCATCGCTGATGGCGACAACGTGGTTGAAGCCATGCGGGAGATCAGGCTGCAACACCTGACCAAGCGTATGTCTGTGATCGACCAAGACGAAGGTCACCGCTGGAATCTGGTGTACGTGCCAGAGCACAACAAACTGCTACTGACGGCTGAAACTAGCGACTGCTGTAGCATCGACCTACCCATAGGAGCACTGATCTAATGGCCAAATTCGAAGTTGGGAACATGTGGGAAGCATTCGAGAGTGCTGACCACTTCATCGTGTGTCTGAGCAGCACTGTCAGTGCGTCAGGCAACGCTGTGATGAACAAGGGAATGGCAGCTGAGTTGCTGCAACGGTTCCCGGAAGCCGGCCTGGCCTCAGCTATCGGTGGTTTCATCCTGAAGAATGGGGGAAACCATGGGATCTTCGGAGTTCAAGCCAGTGGAAAGATTGGCGTGTTGCAGACCTGCCGTCGGTTCCAGGATCCCACGGACCTGAACTGTGTCGGTACTGGTTTGCGCATGCTGACCAACCTGGCCAATGCGAACCCGGACCAGTCCTATCACGTCGAGATGCCCGGTACGGATGTGCCGTACTTCCTCGTGAAGGGGCCGGTGGAAATGTGCCCTGACAACATCACGTTCTGGAGCCGCCCGTAAGGGCGGTTCTGCCGCCTATAGATAGTCATCGTTAAGGATCTGTTATGCACCCAACTCTAATGCTCCCGGAAGATATGCAACGCGCCAATGAGTACCGCTTTGCACGGGCGCACATTGACGGGTATCTGCGTAAGTTTCTCCAACAAGATGAGGACTGGACTGAAGTTCTGTCTGCTGGTGTTGCTCTTCTGGAAGAGTACGCCAACACGGACCACGGTTATGAGTCCAAGAACCTCCGTATGGAGACGGTTCGTAACCTTGACCTTGGTCATATCACCACTGAAGTGGCAGTAGCGTCGCTGTACTGCCAAGTTCCTGAGTTGTTCAGTAGCTTCACTGCGAAGTTGGCTCACGTACTTGGCTTTGACGACAAGGCTGACAGCATCAAAACCATCGCTGAGATGGTTGCGGTGCTCTGTGAGCTAGATCTGTACAACTTGGAGCAGAATGAGCGGTATGGTAGCTGGAAGGTTGTGTCCAACATCGAGCTACCTGAAGATCTGATGCGCTTCGTTGAGAGATCGCAGTACTTACCTCCCATGGTTTGTGCTCCTGCCACTCTGACCAGCAACAAGCAGAAGCTTCGACTCACTTGTGAGGCGGAATCTCTGATACTAAACGACAATCATCACAGTGGGGACATCTGTCTGGATGTTCTGAACCTGGTGAACAGTGTTGAGTTGTGTCTTAACACTGAATTCCTCAGCACCATCGAGGAAGAACCGAACAAGCACCTGGAGAACAGAGATCAACAGGATGATTGGATGCGGTTCAAGACGGAAAGCCATGAGATGTACAAACTCATGGTGCAACAAGGCAACAAGTTCTACCTGCTGCACAAGGTAGACAAGCGTGGACGACTGTACGCACAGGGTTATCACATCTCAACCCAAGGTGCGTCCTACAAGAAAGCCATGATCGACCTCTACAACAAGGAAGAGGTCACTGGCGTACCCCAACATCTGAGGATTACCAAATGATCAACTACGAAAACGGCGACCTGATCTTCTTCACCAATGCTTCCGGCCAGATGGAGTGCAAGCTGATCCTGGATGGCAAGATCTCCAAGTTCATGGAAGCCAATCCTGACCTGGAAGGCATCTGGAACTTCGATTTGCAAGCGAAGCGTTGGTTCTGGGGCTACCTGGACAAGAAGAAGGACAACGCAGTCACCTTCGACCATGCGTTCGTTGATCCGCCGACCATCGGTGCTCCCGATGTGTGGCATTCGGTTCCGAAGGAGGTTCGTCTGATGAAGACGCTGACCATCGAGAACATCTCCAACATGCAAGCCGAGTAATACCTGCGCCTCCCTTGGCTTCGGCTAAGGGAGGTTCCTTTTAAGTGTGTTCAGTACCAACTGTGATAGGAGTTACACCATGAAGCGTTACACTGGCTTTGAATATCTCTGCATTGATGCCGCAAACCAGTTCGGCCACGACAAGCTCCTGTTCGAACAGCGTATCCAGTGGGTAATGGACCACTTCGATGAGCTTGAAGATCTGGAGTGCGATGAGAAGACTGCACCTCAGTACTACAAAGCTGTGCAAGCCATCCGTGAAGCACAGAAGGGTATTCCCTCTGGTCACTTGGTTGGCTTGGATGCTTGTTGCTCGGGCATGCAAATCATGTCTGCCCTTGGTGGCTGCATTGATGGTGCCCGTGCTACCAACTTGGTCAACACTGGCTTCCGTCAGGATGCTTACAGCTTGGTTACCACTGCTGCATCCACTGCAATGGGTGCTTCGGTAGGTGACATCAAGCGCTCGGACATCAAGAAGGCCACGATGACCCACCTCTATGGTTCGAAGGCTGAGCCGAAGAAGCTGTTCGGTGAAGAGACTCCTGAACTGGAAGCCTTCTATGAAGGTATCCAGGCTGTATGTCCGATTCCGAACGAGATGCTGTCGGATCTGATCCACAGTCACCAGGCGTATCAAGAAGTCCACGAGTGGGTTCTGCCTGACAACTACCATGCTCGCGTCAAGTCGGTAGCCATGAAGGAAACCAGAATTGAAGTGGACGAGATGGACGGTGCTACCTTCGAGTACGCCTACAAGGTTGTCTGCGGTGAAGAGCGTAGCGTGAAGAACGCAGCGAACATCATTCACAGCATCGATGCCTACGTTCTGCGTTCCATGCATCGCCGCTGCAACTACGATCCGGTGATAACCGAGTACGCATTCGAAACCATCAGTGGTGAACTGATGCGTCGTGCTGTTCTGTACGATGTGACTCTGATTGAAACCAAGGATGAGAAGGTGAACACCTACATCGACCTCTACAACCGTACCAACATGGTAGATGCTGTCATTCTGCCGTTCGTTAACACGCACTCTGTACAAGCCATGGAGACTGATCACCTGGAAGCACTGAGTGAACTGTGCGTAAGCATGCTGGCTCACAAGCCGTTCCCTCTGGTGACGGTCCATGATGAGTTCAAGTGCCACGCCAATCACTGTAACGACATGCGTCAGCACTACATCAACATCTTCGCTGAGATGGCTGACAGCAACATCCTCAACGACATCTTCCACCAGATTACTGGCAGCTATGTGCAGTATGAAGGTGCGTACCACAACCTGTCTGAACTCATTCGTGAGAGTGAGTATGCCCTGTCTTAACTGAGTGGGCGTTCTCCGAACGCTCCATTGAGTTGGATCTTGTCTTCCCCTGAAAAGGGGAAGGCATCCTTTTTTTGAGTAATCTCAAGGAGGGTTTCACCGTGTATTCGTCTGACCAACGGGAGCTACTGGAACTCATAGTGGAAACCGAGACCAGGCTAGACAGTCTCGAACCATATTCATATATGTACAACGAGTATAGGAACTTGGTTAAAAGAAACTTACCTTCCTGTGAGAAACTTACCTTGCTGTCTCTGGGTCTTGAGCATTTCCACAACCAGAAGTTAAAGGAGATGCTGTAATGGAGAAAGATAAAGAGGTCAGGCTACTAGCTTCCATGCAATGGAGATACGTAGGCTTACTTCGTATTAAGTATGCCAAGGAAGAAAACTGGAAGGGGGTGGCTGATATGTTCAGGCGTGTTGATGCAATCCTGGGTCAACTACCCGAAGGTTCCAAGGTAGTGAATAAGATAGAGTTGGATTCACATACAAGGGTTTGACTATGACTAAAGAAGAGGTCAAGGACTTTATCAGTAGCAGTCTTAAGAATGCTGTCATTTATATTCACTACACCTACCTGTCAGATAAGTACAAAAAAGAGCTAGATTACCAACGAGTAGAAGAAATACTACAAAAGAGATTGGAGTACTACACCTCTTGTTCTTCGGTACGTATTCGTGAAGTCAGGAAGTTACTGAATGATGGAGGTATCTAACATATGGAAGATGTTATTCTGGATCTATTAGAAGAGCGTCTGCTCTCGATGGGTATTGGCCCTGAGAAGTGGCAGTTATCTAATGGTTGGGGTTTCCTTAAAGAGGAGTTACCCGGAACCTCCTCAGCTGTGCGCTCGGAAATCAACAGCAGGCTAGATGCCCGTCTATTTGGTAAGGTCCGCCAGATGTATAGGGAGAAACTATGCAAGACTACGAACTCGAAGTAGCTAATCTCCTGAAAGAACGACTCGCTTTACAAGGTATAAGCGTGACTACCTGGGATAGCTTCGATTCCACCGACTTCTTTTTTAAGGAGTTACCAGGTCTTGAAACCATGGATAAGGTAGGAATCGCTCTCAAGGTGGACTACCTATTCTACGGACGAGGATGTCGAAATGGTCTCCAGTGAAGCAATCGACTTAATTGTCTCTGAACATTGGGGTAACTGTACTTCTTACCATCAGGTCTACAAGATCATCATATGTAGAGAGCTTCCTGGTTTGAGTAAGGAAGACTATTACAACATACAGAGGGAAGTTGTTCGAAGGTACCGTCAGCAAACCAGATTCTAATAGCGTTCTCCGAACGCTTTCATGCTGCTTAGCTTAATTAATTAGTTTTCTTTTTCTTTTTTAGGAGCAAAGAGATATGCGCAAATCCTACCTTCTGTTTCTGGATCGTTCTGCTGCGGTGATTGGCATTGTGATGGTAATCATCGCTGCCATTGTCGGCCAACAGCTGGGCGGTGAGATCTTCGGCCTGCTGTTCGCACTAGGTGGTGCCCTCGCTGTAGGCGCCTCCTTCGGACTCTGGTTTGTCCTGTATGGGATCTACGAAGAAGTCCAGAAACTCAACCAATCCAAGTAAGGAGTACCCCATGATCAAAGTATTCATCCCCTTCCTGAACCAGTACCGCCAAGCACGCGAGATTCGTGTGTTGGAAGACCTGCTGAAGCAGATGCGCCATCGCTTCCACGATGCCCAGGACGAACGGGACAGTCTCGCTGACCGTGTGCGTAGCACCTATGCCCGCCTGGAAGACAAGCGCATTCAGCTGGAAGACCTGGAGCGCAAGCTCAAGTCTGCCGAGCGCCTGAGCCGTCGTGTCATGGAGGCCAACAAGGAACTGTCCGAACAGCTGAAGGACGTGGTGGCCGAGCGTGACCGCTACGTGAAAGAAGCCCAAGCCAAGAAGCCCCTGACCGAAGATATGGTCAGTCTCATGGCCCTGATCAATACGCTGAAGAATGCCCACACCACGGCACAGCGTGTTCCCACTCAACGCAACCACGAGCAGTTCGTAATGGCTGCTACCAACGTGGCACTCCAAGCCAAGAAGGTGTAACCAATGGCCAGACTTCCCCTGGTTTGGGAGGACGAGATCAAGACCCTGGACCTCGAAACCCTGGGTCTGGGTAAGTTCGACCAACCTGTAGCAAACATCGTGGATATCCGAGCAGATAACAAGATGCTCGATGTCCAATTCATCCACAACTTCAAGTTGTATACCGCCGTTTACTCTCGGGAGTCCGTAGCCACTCTGAAACAGGGGCTACGGAAGTTCGTGGAGGTAACTCGTGGCCATCTGGTGAACACCCGGTTCGTGATCGGCATTATTCAAACCGGTCCGAACTACTACCTGCGCCTTCGTGTGCTGGATGACCATCCAATCATCCAATGCAGTCGTCGGCAAGGTGAACTTCTTCACATGGCCTACCACCGTGAAGGCATCAATGCCTACGAAGCCTGGAAGACCAAGTTCGGATACCCGGTGAAGATCCCTGCGGGACTGAACTCGGGATCGAACAAGGTGCGTACTGGCTACGTCTACGGCATAGACAGTCTCATCAAGAAAGATGCATGGGGACGAGAATATCGCGTTATGCATCTGCAAGACATTCGGGGAGACCACATTGGTAGCTTCCCCTCAATCCTGCTGAGGAAAACGTATGGACAACAGTAAACTCACCGAGATCGCCAACATCCTGTTGGACTTCCAGGATCGCATTTCCAATCTGGAATCCGGACTGGAAACCACGGCTGCGTTCAAGATGGCGAACCTTCGTGCCATCAACCAACTGGTTCCCGAAACCAGTCAGGAAGAGCAGGGCACTACCCTCACTGCAAGCGAAATGCAGGAAGTCCGTGATGGGTTCGTGGCCGTGGTAGAAGAAAGGGACATGCTTCTGGCAAGCGACCAGGTTCTGCAAGAAGAACTGAAACAGCGGGAGGAAGAGTTCACCAACTTGACGGCAGAACGCAATGACCTGCTGGCTTTCAAAAAGAAAGTCACTGTTACCTTGGGTATCTCCCCGGAAACCCACCCGAACCAGGCTGCCCACATCCTGACCAACCTGAAAAACGATTCGGTCATCCTGGCCAAGGTCCGGGCGGCGTTCAAATAACCTAAACCATGGAGGCTACATGAGCCAGTTCCAAGAAGTACGGCCTGTAGCCCAGGCGCTGTACCCAACGCACCCCTCAACGAAAGATGCCCTCGAAGAAGCAAGACTTCTGCTTCCCGGGGGCACACATCACGACTTCATGCGGGCATTAATGGGTTACCACAACACCCTCGTGAAAGTCATGGAAGAGCAGTGCTGATCCGATTACCTATACCTACCCGGAACAGCTGGTGGTAGGAGATAGATGGGTTTATTCCATCTTCAGAAGAGATGGACAGTTTTAGCTTTCCTCCTGTGTCATCGAAACCATAGGTATCTGGGTTTTCTGGACCAAGGAAAGTGACCGAGAACCCAGGTACTGGAACAGTCAGATACCGAACGATCTGCATAGCAGCCATACCAGCCGCAGGAATCTGCACCTTGATGTCCATTCTTGGGGTTTCGTCTCTGTACATCGGAACCTCCGTAGAGGTGATTGTGTACTCTTCACCACTCGGTGGTTTAATCGTGAGCCTGTAGATCCAAGCTTTTGGTTGAGGTCGCCCCACTACCTGGGCAGTGAGTCGCATACGAGGCACATCATCTGCGCCTTGGATCAACGCAATCGGGTGCTCATCCATTGCCCAGTCCGGTTGATAGTTACTCGGCGGTGAATAGATGATCCTGAAGTAAAGTTCCTTCGTCGAGGCGTGGTCATGGACTGCACCGAAACCAGTCCTGTAAGCATAATGCCCATTTTCATTGGTACGTATAGGTGAAAGATAATGACCACCGGTTGGATAAGGAGTTATCCACATAGAGTTACCAGGAAGCGATTTGAGAACTAAACCTTCTGGGTTAGATCGCCACTCTTGGACAATTGCATTATTCGGTACTACAAACCGTGGGTCCGCAATGAAGGAGAAGTTCTCATCCGGTACGTTAGGGTCTGCTTTTCGACGGAATCGCTCCCTGCATGTACGGAAGTAGTGGTTGATGTTCATTAAGCCTCCTCTACCGGAACGTTGGTGCCAGTGGCGTACCACTTAGCTGCACCACGCAACAAACCAATGGTGGCGTTCTGCTCAGCGTGCGGAGCAAAAGCAACCAGAGTTTCGCCTGCTGCTGTCTTGAGGTCGATCCGCCCCATGGTATTGACCAGTAGACAGGAGAACGGTTTGGTATCAGTAGCAGTGATCTTCGGGGGAGTAACCTCCACGTCAGCAGCTACATCGAATACCAGCATGAAGTTATCGTCACCGGCCTGAATGGTGTAAGGATTGGTGGTGAGGTGACGGATAGATACGGAACCCGGATCCCCGTCCTTGCCAGGAGCGCCATCTTTCCCCGGTGCACCGTCTTTACCGGGAGCACCGGGGTTTCCATCCTTACCTGGTGCGCCTGGATTACCCTTCAGCGAAGCAATGAAAGCAGCTTCGTCACCGGTGTTCCCTTGGTCAAGCCAGATCTGGTAAGCGGATTTTCCGTCTGCCCCTGGAAGACCAGGTTCACCTCCTCCACCACCCCCTCCGATGATGTTGATATCCCCGCGTCCAACCATGACGGCAGGCTGGTTCTGCACTTCGAAAGGCTGTCCGCAAATGGACCAACCGTTTTCCAGGTACATCGCCAGGAGAGTCTCCAGCGTTTTACCGGATTGTTGCTGTACCAGTTTGAATTCTGGTGCAGCCATTGTGTATCCCTCATCAATGAATGAAACCCAAGTCTACAGGAGTTTGTAATGACCAACATCAATGCAGGTGCAATCGAATCTATCCGTCGCTGCATGACGGTACACATGGAGTCCATCGGAACCGTGCGTCCGCACTTCATACTCACCGGTTCCAGTGGTGCAGGTAAGTCGTACACCGTCCAAGCCATCGCAGAAGAACTCGACCTTCCCTTTGTCGAGATCAACTGCGCCCAGCTGACGAAGGAAGGGCTGTCAGGTAACAGCTTGGCCAAAGAGATGGCCGCTGTTAAAGGATTCTCCGGCATTCCCACGGTTGTGTTTGCCGACGAGTTCGACAAGCTGCTGATCTCGGGCAATTCCAACTCGGACCTGGCCCATGAAAGCACTGCGGGGGTTCAGAATGAATTCCTGAAGATGCTGGAATCGGACATCACCAAGGTCTACGGCGACTACGGCAAGTACCAAGAAGTGAACGTCGGCAAAGTCCTCTTCATCTTCGCCGGCGCCTTCAATGGCGTGGACATGAACAACCTCGACGACCTGCGTTCCGTCGGAGTCAAGAACGAGTTCCTGGGCCGTGTGCCTCTGCACTTCCATTTGGAGAAGCCGACCCTCGAAGATCTCCTGGGCCTGCTCAATCGCTCGGCTCTGATGGAGGGCTACCTCGAACTGTTCTCTTCCGTGAAGCGCGACACGGCCCGCAAGGCCATTGCCGAAGCCATCAAGCAAGGCTACGACAGCAACACCCTGGGCGTTCGGTTCATCAACACCCTGGTACACCAGTACTTCATCGAAGGTGGCTTCCAGGCCAAAAAGCCTTCGCAGAAGCGACCGGCTCGTTCACCCCACAAGCAGCCGCTGGACTTCTCCCGTGGCGCTGCAACCCGTTAACTGAAACCAATCACTGTTCATTCTGGAGAACATCATGCACTTCGACGAAACTCAGAAAGTATCCATCTTCAAGGCCGGCAACATCCTGCGTCGCTACCTCAAGTGCGGCCTGGTGCCCATGCTTCACGGTTCCCCGGCAATCGGTAAGTCCGCCCTGGTCAAGAGCTTGGCCAAGGAGTTCAACCTGCTGGTGATCGACGAACGTCTGTCTCAGTGTGATCCCACCGACCTGAAAGGTCTGCCGGACCTGGCCGGTGATCGTGCCACCTTCAAGACCTTCGACCACCTCCCTCTCGAAGGGGACAAGATCCCGGCAGGCTACAACGGCTGGCTGCTGTTCCTGGACGAGATCAACTCGGCGGACGACACCCGTCAAGCAGCAGCGTACAAGCTGGTGCTGGATCGGATGGTCGGCCACAAGAATCTTCACCCGTCCGTGGCCATCGTTGCAGCAGGCAACCTGGAAACCGATGGTGCAATCGTCAACCCGCTGTCTTCGGCACTCATCAGTCGCTTCGTGCACCTGTACGTCGAGCATGACCTGAAGTCCTGGCTGAACAACGTTGCTCTGCCGAATGGCTACAGCAGCGTGATCACCTCCTACCTGGAGTTCCAGCCGAACGCCTTCTACACCTTCGACCCGGCCAACGAGGGCCAGATCTACGCAGCACCTCGTACCTGGGAGTTCGCCAACGCCCTGATCACCGACATGGTTGCCGGCTCCAATGGGCAGGTTCACACCATCCTGAACAGCATGGAGAACCGCATTGCTCTGGCCGGTGCCATCGGCATGGGCAACGTGGTCACCTTCAAGGCATTCGTGGACTACTACGAGTCCGTACCGAAGGCCGAGGACTTGATCAACAACCCGGAAACCGTACCGGTGCCGGAAGACAACCCAGGTCTGCTGTGTGCAATCTGCGGCGCCATCGGCGAGATCATGGACGCCGAGAACGCGGAGCAACTGCTCAAGTACATCAACCGTCTTCCGGCTGACTACCGTGTGGTTGCCCTGAAAGGGGCAGTCAAGCGTCGTGGTGCTGGTTTGATCTCCGTACCGGCCATTTCCAACTGGATGATGGCCAACGCCGACAAACTGCTCTAAGCCAAAGGAGGCATCAAATGGGCATGTATTACCTTGTGGTGCCTCCGGAGGTTTCCGCAGATGAGGTGTTCGAGGACGCTCCCTACAAACCATTGGGAGAGTTCGAGAGATGGAATCTCTATGAGTACTACGACCGCTTCTCCATCAACAGACACCACCTGCGAGATGCGGGGATAGCACATGTAGTTGGGCTGTTCCCCCATCAAGTAGGTACGGTCACTCTGGTAGATGTGGGCGTTGTTTACTTCAAGAGTGCTACGGAAGAGGTGGAGTTGTACCGGGTGTTGTCTTCGGATATCCCGGAATCCACCTATGAAGCGGCGTCTCTGCTCAAGTACCGGAAGAAGCTGTCCCTGGAGGAGGTCACTATCCGGGGACTGGCTTGGGGTATGAAGCATCAAACCAGTAACTACAGGTTCATGGAACAGTACCGCCTGGGGAAACTCTGGCGGATGACCAAACTCATCACGGGAGACTGAAATGAGTAGCTTCAATGAGATGGTTTCGAAAGCCAAGATCCGGCTCATGGAACGGCCCAATTCGGTCTTCCTGGCCAACGTTGCAATGCGTCTTCGGTATCACCAAGACGATGGGATGCCCACTGCTTACGTCCAAGGGACCAAGATGGGCATCAACCTGGAATTCTTCTCTGGCTTGAACAAGGCTCAGCAGGAGACTCTGCTGGCACATGAGATCGGGCACATTGTCCGGCTTCATGCTCAGCGTATGGAACACCGTAAAGCCATGGTTCAGATGCCTGGCGGCGGTACTTGTACCCTGTGGAACATCGCAGGCGATTTCGTCATCAACCAGGAGTTGAAAGACTCCGGCTTCTCTCCGCTGATCTGGAAAAGCAAGGACGGCAAGGAGTGTAAGTGGTGCCAGGACGACAAGTACAAGGGCATGACTACCGAGGAGGTCTATCAGGCTCTCTTGGAGGAAGCCAAGCAGAACGGTTCAGGAGGCGATGGTAGCGGTAGTGGTGCCGCAGTCTTCGATCCCAATGGTGATCCCATGGATGACCTGCGTCCCGGACAAGGTGAAGACGGCCAAGACGAAGGCGAGATGACTGACATCATCGTAGCCGCTGCCACTGCTGCTCGTCAGGCTGGTCAAGCTGGATCCATCCCTGGTGACGTGGCCGTATTCCTGGACAACCTGCTGCAACCCAAGTTGCCCTTGGCTGCCAAGCTGCAACGGTTCTTCACTCGCTTCAACAAGCGTGGCTTCACCTGGGAACGGCCCAACCGTCGTATGGCTGGCCGCTACTACCTGCCGAGCCTGAAAGGTAAGGCAGTCGGGGACATCCTGTTCTGCTTCGACCTCTCGGGTTCCGTCTCGGATGATGAGATCAAGCGGTACATCTCCGAGTTCAATGGTGTCCTTCAGAAGCTGAAGCCGGACAGCATGCACATGCTGACCTTCGACACCGAAATCATGAACGTCACCAAGATCCGCAGTACCAAGGAACTTCTGAAAGCGAAGCTGGAAGGTCGCGGTGGCACTGACATCAACCCTGTCTTGGCCTACGTCGAGAAGAAGAAGCCGACTGCCGTGGTGGTATTCACCGATGGTGGTTTCTGGCGTGCCCCGGATCGCAACCCAGGTGTGCCTATCCTGTGGATGATCCATGGCAATCCCAGCTTCAAGATCGACTTCGGACAAGTAACGCATTTCGAGGTCTAGATGGTTGATTTTGAAGAACTGACTCAAGGCCAGAAGGACGGGTTTGAACTCTTTGCCAAGTTTTACATGAGTCTCGAACCCATCCTTCTACTCACCGGCTGGGCTGGTACTGGCAAGTCTACTCTGGTGCAGCACATTCTCAGCGTGCTGCCCAAGTATGACCGCCTGTGCAAGATCGTGGATGAGACCTACGTCCCCCGTGACGTTCATCTCACGGCCACCACTCACCAGGCTTGTGAGGCGCTGTCTCACTTGTCGAAGGAGTCTGGTTACCCAGTCTCTACTATCCATTCACTCATCGGTGCCACGGTTCGTAAGAACCTGAAGACTGGCAAGTCGGAATTGGCTCTCAAGGGCAATGCTCTACCCGTAGAGAATGCCCTGATTGTCATCGACGAAGCCAGTCACATCGATCAGCGTCTGCTTGGTTTGATCTACAAGCAGACCATCAACTGCAAGATCCTGTTCATTGGCGACAATGGGCAGCTGACCCCGGTCGGTTCGCACTACATGCCGGCTTTCGAAGCCAGTAAGTTGGTGATCGAACTGACCGAGGTCAAGCGGCAGGCTACTGGTCCCTTGGCTGAACTGTGTACTGCCCTCCGCTCTACTGTGTTTGGTGGCCCATGGCCCAAGATTCAGTTGGACGGGGAGCAGTTGCGGCATCTGCCCCGAAACCAGTGGCAAGAACTGGCAAAGGATGCGTTCAAGGATCCTGACACCTGGGGTAACGTGAAGGTCTTGGCCCATACCAATGCGGCTGTGATCAACATGAACAACTACATGTCGCAGGAGATCTACGGCACCAGCAGACCGATGGAAGGCCAACGCATGTTGGTCAACGAGGCTGTGATCACCCGCAAGGAAACCCTCAGCACCGGCCAGGAAGTTATGATTGCTGGTTTGAGGGAAACCATCGAGTTCGATATCGAGGGCTACCTCGTGAACTTGCGGGGGAGCAAGGGCTGCTACTTCCTGCCCAAGTCTCGTATGGAGTTCAAGTCGCGTCTGTCGCTGGCCCGTAAGCAAGATGATTACACAACTCTCCAAGCTATGGAGGGGTTCGTGATCGACCTGCGCCCATCCTTCGCCTGTACGGTCACCAAGTCACAAGGTTCTACCTTCGACTGGGTGTTCATCGACCTGGATGACATCTGCAAGCGGATCCACCATCCCAATCAGCTGGCCCGTGCTCTGTACGTTGCTTTCAGTCGGGCCAGGCAAGGGGTAATCATGACAGGGGATATGTGATGAGCAAGGCTAACCAAGTCAGGTTCAAGTCACTCCTCAAGGCAGCGATCCTTCGTGGCTTGTACGAAAAGCCGCAGAGGATCTACTACAACCAGCTGCTGCGTCTGCTGGAACGGGATGCTGCCATACGGGGTGATTCCATTCTCTGCGTGCGCGTCCGCGCACGGTTGTTGGTGGTTCCGAACGTCAAGAGCAACCTCCGGGCTTCGGAGGTAGTTCCTCGGGCCTCAAAGCAGATGCTTCCGGAGTACGAGGCACTGCTAAACCAGTGGGATCCAATCCTTCAGGATGAGCAGACCCAGGTAGGCATGTATATCAGCCATGTTCTGAACAAGTCTGATGACTTTCGTGACTACCTCCCGCACATTCCTGACGGCTTGAGGAAGAACATCTCCAGCGTCTATGAAGCTTTGGGCATTCCCATGGAAGGTCTGAGTTTCCAGGCAGCCGGAGACAGTCTTGGTCCCTACCAATCCCACTACGAAGCCATGCTGAAAAGGGTAACCTCCAACCTGTTCTTATCGGAGGAGTAAGCCAATGAAGTATGTGCAGTTCGGTGATGCCCAGGACAAGTATCCGGTGGCCATCCTTCTGAAGGAGGATGCTCTACGGAAACATGAACTGGAGCGGAACTATCTGCCCCCATTGAAGCAACTCGGGGTGCAGAACTCGGATGTGATTGCCATCTCTCTGGCTTATGAAGCCAGGGGCAAGGTATCCGCCAAACGTGTGAAGGAGTATCTGCAAGATGAGTTGCTCCCCACACTGAAAGACCTGAAGACTCGGTATGTCTACTGTGCCGATGCTACCTACTTCAAGGCACTGACCAAGCAGAAGACGGAGGCCAACTGGGGCAACGTACTTGATTGCGTATGGCCAGGCTACGAAGACATCAAGGTAGTGTACGGGCTGAACTACCAAGTGCTGATCTTCGATCCCGGTAAACGGGACAAACTGGAGATCGGCCTGAAGGTAATCGTGGACCACGTAAGCGGTAGGTATGTGCCTGTTGGCGAAGATCTACTCCGAGACGTGACCTATGTGTACCGAGACGAGGTAGCTAAAGCGAAGGAACAGCTGAGCAAGCTACTCGATAAGCCGGAGTTAACCTGCGATATCGAAGCGTTCAGTCTGAGTATGTTCGACTCAGGTATCGCCACCATTGGTTTCGCTTGGTCGCAGCATGATGCTGTTCAGATCCAAGTGGACTACCAAGAGATGGCGGAACCCAGTGGTGGCCTGTATGGGTACTGTGAAACCAATGAGCCAATGCGGGATGTACTGCGTTGGTTCTTTGAACAGTACAAAGGCCAGTTGATCTACCACAAGGCGAACTTCGACGTGAAGGTTCTGATCTACCAACTGTACATGGCACACGACCTGGATAAGGTGGGGATGCTGCGGGGGTTGGAGATCATGTGCCGGGGCATGCAGGACACGAAAGTGGTTGCGTATCTCGCGCTGAACAGCACGTCTTCCCCAAGCTATAGCTTGAAAGACCTAGGGCAGGAACATGCCGGCGACTGGTCCCAAGGCGATGACATCAAGGACATCAGGAAGATCCCGTTGGATCAACTGATGGAGTACAACGCAGTTGATGCGGTTACCACGATGTACGTGTGGAACAAGTACTACCCTGTGATGGTTGCCGAGAAGCAAGACCAGCTGTATCACGGCCTGTTCATGGAAAGCCAGGAGATGATCATCCATACCGAACTGGTAGGGATGCCCATGTGCCCCAAACGACTGGCTGAAGTGGAAACTGAACTGACCAAACTGCGGGATGGGTACTTCAATACCATCATGCAGGATCCCATGGTTCACCGGACAACTCTGTTGCTGCGTGAAGAAGCCATGGTGAAGAAGAATGCCACGCTGAAAACCATCCAGAAAACGATTGATGACTTCAGTCACATCGAGTTCAACCCTGGAAGTGGCCCACAGAAGGCATTGTTGCTTCATAAGGTCATTGGTTTGCCTGTCCTGGACAAAACACCTACTGGCCAGCCGGCAACCGGAGGGGATGAGCTGACAAAGCTCATACGCCACCCTGCTGGGGCATCCTTTAAGGGATTGCTCCAAGCAATGATTGACCTGGATCGAGTACAGAAGATCCTGTCTGCTTTCATACCAGCCTTTAAGGCGGGAAGACTGAAAGCTGATGGGATGTTGTACCTCCATGGCTCATTCAACCTTGGGGGCACGATCTCCGGTCGGCTGAGTTCGTCAGACCCGAACATGCAGAACCTTCCGTCTGGTTCTGCATACGGTAAGTTGATCAAGTCCATCTTCATGGCGGCGAAAGGCTATCTCTTCGGAGGTGCAGACTTTGCAGCACTGGAGGACCGGATCAATGCTCTGTTAACACGAGATCCTAATAAGATCAAAGTGTACACAGACGGGTACGACGGACACTCAATGCGTACCTTTGCGTTCTGGCCTGAGAAATGTATCGGGATCGTAGATACGGTCTCTTCCATCAACTCAATCCAGCACATATACCCCGGTCTACGGGGTGAAGCAAAGGCTCCGCACTTCCTGCTCCAGTATGGTGGCAGTTGGATGGGGCTTGTGAAGAACGTCGGTTTCGCCGAAGACGAAGCCAAGAGGATCGAAGATAACTACCACAAACTCTACTCAGTGAGTGCGGATTGGGTAGCAACTGAGATCCAAAAGGCAACAAAACAGGGGTATGTGCAGCTGGCTTTCGGCCTGAAGTTACGCACACCTCTGCTGGGCAACACCATGCTCAACTTGAAAGTCACGCCTAAGCAGGCAGCAGCTGAATCCCGGAGCGCTGGAAACGCAGTGTCTGGTCAGTCCTGGGGCCTGCTGAACAATCGGGCAGCAGTAGCTTTCCGAAAGCGTGTACTGGCAAGTAAGTGGCGGGAAGAGGTTCACATTGTGGCGTTGATCCATGACGCCATCTATGTCCTGTTCCCAGATGATCCTGAGTGTGTGGCATGGGTCAACAATGCTCTCTGCGAAGAGATGGCTTGGCAGGAGGATCCCGCTATTGCACATGATCAAGTCAAGATCGGTGCAAACCTGGATCTATTCTGGCCGTCGTGGGCACATGCCTGCACTCTGGATTACCCAATAACTGTTGAGCGGCTTCAAGAGCAATGCACTGCACACGTAGCCGCATTGAAGGAGAAGAAGTGAGCACCTGTTGGGTCAACAACCACGAGATCACTGTCACGCAAGGTCTCATTGAGGTCAGGCGTGATGGTGATCTCGTACATGAATGTGGCGGCCTGTGGGCTGCCTGCGACTTTGCACGAGGAATCAAGCATGGCGAAGAAGCCCGAACCGAGGTCGATGAAGTATCGCGACCTGTACATGTCGATAGCCCGGAATGCAGCGAACCAATCGGTAGCACTCCGTCATAAGGTAGGTGGTGTCTTGGTCACCAGGACCGGGGCACTCTTTACCGGTTGGAACGGCACTTTGCCGGGCAGCGACAACTGCTGTGAGCGTGGCCCCTGGATGGACACCGAGCAGCGTCACAGAACCACGCCTCATGGCGTGATCCACGCGGAACATAACATCCTGGCTTGGGCTTCCCGGTCAGGAGTTCCCTTGGAAGGAAGTCATTTGTGGATTACCCGATCTCCGTGCATCAAATGTGCGGAGATGCTGGTTACCCACGGCGTAACGGCGCTCTTCTATGAAGAACTGCATGACGACACCACGGCATTCAAGGTAATGCAGGGGTCTGTCAAGTGCTTCTCATGGGAGGCAGTCAATAAGTCTGCACAAAAGCACAACGTTAAGTGGGTGACCGATGAAATCCTCAAAGACTGAAGACCGGAAGTCCTATTGGGCTTCCTTCCTCCATATGGTTCGTCACTTTGGGAGTGTGGATGCTGCTGAGCATGCCATCGCTTCCGGCAAGGCGGTCTATGGAAAACCGAACGTCCCTAAAGGTTACGTGCTGGGCACGGACATCAAGGGAATGTATGTGTTTCATAAGGAGTAAATGAATCATGGCGAAGAAGACTGCCAAGAAACCAACGTGGACCCCCGGCAAGTACGGGCATGCACCAGTTAACGGGCGGTACTTCTTCGTTCATGAGGAATCCCGCATGACGCATACCTGGGTAATGGGCCAAGGTCCAGTACCCCCACATTTCAAGCAGGTGACCATGGAAGAGTACGACCTCTTCCGTGCTGTCACCGCTTCGTTATCCCGTAATGCCAGAAAGAAACTGTTGTCGCTGTACCCACCGAAGCCAGTTGCTCCGGTGAAGAAGAAACGTACCCGTAAAGCCAAGGAGTAAACCATGCAAGTAACCCATACGAGTGACCGGATCACTCATGCCGTCATTGGCGGTGAAGAAAAGATTCAGATGAAGGTCAATGCTGACGCTGCCTTCTTCCACATGCTGTCCGATACCCTGTATTCCGACAAGCCCATGGCCGTAGTGCGTGAAGTTCTGTGCAACGCCTGGGATGCCCACATCGAGGCAGAGAACACCCACACACCGATCAAGGTTTACTTCTCCGAGGACAATGAGTTCGTCGTAGAAGACTTCGGTAAGGGTATCCCCAAGGACAAGATGGGCGACATCTACGGAACCCTGGGCGGGTCCACCAAGCAGAAGAACTCTGAAGTCACTGGTGGCTTTGGTTTGGGCTGCAAGTCCCCCTTCGCCCTGGTTGATTCCTTCCAGGTGGAGTCTTCCCACGAAGGCGTTCGGACCATCTACCGCATCAGCAAGTCCTCTGCTGAACGGAATGGTTTGCCCACTATTACCCCGATGCTCTCCATTCCTTGCACCAAGCCAGGTCTGAAAGTGTCCATCCCCCTGGACGGCAATCGAGTCAGCCGTAACACCATGCTGCACAATGCTCGCATGGTTGTCCGTAACGGCGGAATGCTGGCAGAAGTTTCCGGGAATGTAGTTCCCACTCTGCCCATCGCAGAAGCCAAGAATGGCTTCCTCATCGCACGCGGCCCGCATGCTGAACACATGCCTGGATCCATCTGTGTTCTGTACGGAAATGTGATCTATCCGGTATCGGACCATGATGACTACGAGTATCTGTACGATGAGTGTAAGGACTGGCTTCGTCTGTCCGGCGACTACAACTCTGCCCTGGTGCTGAAGGCTCAACCGAACACCATTGAAGTGACTCCCAGCCGGGAATCCCTCTCGATGGTCCCCACAACCAAGAACACCCTTCATGGTTTGTTGGAGAAGTTCCACTCCTACATGAAGAACAACCTCGACGGGGCCATGTTGCAGTTGCTCAAGCACAATAACGAGAAGGCATTGGAGAGTGCGCAGTGGGGTCAACTCATGCAGCAGGGTGCTATCCCTGTTGTGAACCAAGCTTCCCTGAACGAGTTCCTGAAACCAGGGGACATCATCGGGGATACCATCCTCACAGCGGCTGGTGTTGCCCTCTGGATCTTCTCTGTCTGGGGACCGGATGTAGTGAAGCGCTTGCCCAATGGGAAAGCCATTCTGGCGCGGGACCGGGTTAACCGGGTAGCCATGCTCCGTAAGTGTCCGGAAGTAGACCAGGTTCTTCTTGGTCAGCTTCTGCGTGTTCACCGCAAGTGCCCGACCAAGCGTCCTGCTGACAGTACCAGGAACTTCGTATCTGCTGCCTTCCGTAAGATCTTCATGAAGGACATGCTCATGGGTCCGGTGCAGTCTCGCCGGTTCGTGGTAAACCACTCCAGGGATATGACGGTCCTAACAAGCAACAGAGATTGGATGTCCTCTGCTGCACTTCCCGAGTTCCATCCGATCCAGCCTTTGCTTCTGTATTCATTCCAGAAGAGGATCGTGGTGCTCACTCACAGCAGTAAGGATGTTGAGAGTCGTATCCTAAAGCATCCACTGAGCGGGGAGTACTTCAAGAAGGGAGTTCGTACTCACTTCTTCACTTACGTGACCCCACGTAGTGCGAAGACTCTGGCCGAGGTACGCAATCACTTCAACTCGTTGGAGAACGTTGCACTTCTCGACCTGACCAAGGAAATTGAGTACATCCCGCCTGCTGAACGGATCAAAACCAAGAAGGTGAAGATGGAGGGCTTCGCTACCCTGCGGACTGCCCGTAAAACTGACTACTTCAGTCAGGAGTTGGCCAAGACTGGTACAGAACACCGTACTGACAAACCCGTGGCCTTCTCGTACCTCTTCTCCAAGTCCAACACATATCATGCGAGGACTGAACTTCCTGGTTTCCGCTCTGCGGTTGCTGTCCACATCCTGAAGGTATGGGGTGACAAGGTTGCAATCGCTCACAGCATCCACGATGAGAAGAAGTTCATCGCGATGGGTCTGCCTACCCTGGAGGAGTACGTGCAGGCGGAAATGCTGAAGTTCGTGCGTACCAACAAGAAGGCTTTGTTGAAGTACGTGGGTTCTTCGTGGGCAGCGGCTCAGCGAGTATTCGAGCCTGACGATGAGTATGGTTCCGGGTACACCATCTGCAAGCATCTGCTCGAAACCAATGAGTGGAGGGATGCGCTCGGTATTAAGACGGGCCTGTCCCCGGAGTTGGTAGCCAAGTGGAATCTGCTGTGCGTCTACCGGGACAATGTGCGACGGTACACCACTGCCCACAAGGAGTTGGAGAGTGCTTGTGAGTTCCTGGACACCGCCGCACCGACTGCAAAGGTGCGGGAGTTGGTGAACACGATCAAGGACTACCCAACGTTCAACCTGCTTTGCTCGAACTCGACCATCAAGTTCCTCAAGCAGGCGGAAACGAAGGAAGAAACCTTCCATATGCTGCAAACCATGCTGAAAAGGAGTAAGCAATGTCAAAAGAAATCTGCGTCGTAGGGGCAATCCTCGACGAGAAGAACCTGACCCTGTACCTCAAGGGTTCAACTGAAACCGTCCGCATTCCGCAAGGAGATGCACGTCTGAAACCTGCCGTGGACTTCCTCGTTCCCCGCCTGGGTACTCCCGGTGCCGAGGTGATGATCGACCTCGACAAGGTGGCCAATGTCGTCAACCACTTCGAAGAAGTCGAGAAGAAGTCCAATGGACTGGTTCGCTTCTTCCGTGTGGCGAAGGAGAAGGTGAAGGCTGCTTTGGGTATTGGCGATGACAGCCAGGAACCCCAGACTCCGGTCCAACCCTTCACCGCTGGCGCGGTCAAGGTGGACGCTGCGTCTGCTCCCCTGGCTGTCGAAAAGGTCGAGATCAAGGATGCGAAGCTGGCCTCTGCTGTCGATGAGATCCTGTCGAACGCACGTCCTGCTGTCTCCTCCGATCTGACCTTGAGCGATACCAGCACGGACACCGTAGTTGCTGTCGTAGACGGCAAGGTGGTGACCGATGCCCAGAACCTGGCCACGCAGGTGGTTGCAGTATCCAAGGGCCAGTCCAGTGCCAAGGGTCTTCAGAAGTTCCTGGAGCGTGTCGCCAGCGTAAGCCATGAGCGTCAGCACTCCAAGGATGACCTGATGAAGTTCATGAAGCGCGGCGACCTGCCGATTGCGGATGACGGCTCCATCATCATCTACAAGCTGCTGCGTCGTACCAGTGCCGGTCACTTCGTGGACTGCCACACTGGCAACGTACCGCAGCGTGTCGGTAGCCATGTCTTCATGGACAAGAAACTGGTCGACCCCAACCGCCGCAACGAGTGCTCCAATGGCCTGCACGTAGCTCGTCGCCAGTACCTGGGCACCTTCAGCGGGGACGTTTGCGTCCTCGGTAAGGTAGCCCCGGAAGACGTGATCGCCGTGCCGGAGTACGACGCCAACAAGATGCGGGTATGTGGTTACCACATCCTGTTCGAGTTGCCGGATGAAGCTCGCAAGAAGCTCCAGCGTAACCAGCCGATGACTGACGATCCGACCTGCGCCAAGATCCTGGCCAAGGCAATCGCCGGTGATCACGTTGGTGTACTGGAGCGTGTCGAGATCGGCGGCCACAAGGGCACCAACATCCGCGTCACCAAGATGGGCAATCAGGGCTTCGACAAGAAGCAACTGAAGGCCAATAACCTGGAAGGCGCGGCTGAAGCCAAGGCTATCGAGACTGAAGTCGAGTCCAGCCTGAAGGCAGATGCCGTCGATGCCAAGGCGGTAGCCCATGAGGTTGCTGCCAAGGCCCGGCAGCCGAAGCCGGCCAAGGCTGAAACCAAGAAGGCCAAGACTGCTGCTCCGAAAGGTAAGCAGTCCCTGGCCGATCAAGGTAAGACCCTCTTCAATGCCTTCATGAAGAATCCGAGGGACAAGGCTGCTGCTCAAGCATGCCTGGACTTCAAGAAGGCCAAGAAGAAGGGCTGGGCTGTCCTGGGTATGCCCGCAGATGCCGAAGAGCGTCTGAAGCGGACCCTGGAGTCCTAACTCTTTAGGGGGAGGCAACTCCCCCACTCTTTCAGGAGGCTCTATGAGCTATTGGGAAATTTACTTGGTGTTAGGCGTACTCTGGTTTCTCTACGAGATCGCCGATCTGATGGGTAACCCTCCGCAACTGGTTAAGTTCGTCAAGGTATCCCCGGCCAAGCGCCTGGTAATGATTTTCATGAACTTCGGCCTGTGTATATTCATCTGGCCGCTGCTCTTCCTGGTTGAAGTAGGGGTTCTCCTCTACCTCAAGTTCAGATCCCGTTAGTCAACTAGCCGATTAGTACCCGTGTAATCAACTCAGGATTGCTTTATCATGGCATTTGGCTGCTACTAAGCAGTGAACTTGCTGGAGAGTCCAATGCCTTGGAAAAGCAACCCTGACTTGTGGGGTTTACTCGGTGCAGTGTTGATCAGTCTGATAAGTGGACTGATCTCGCTGGCTTCTCGGTTGGCTAAGGGCCATCCACTAAACTTCTTCTGGGTGGTTTCGGAGATGGGAGCGGCTATGCTTAGCGGCTACCTGGTCTATGACCTCTACCCGATCTACCAAGAAGAACTTCCTCGATGGGCAACCATGCCAATCTGCGTAGCATTCTCGGCCCACCTGGGCGGTAGACTGTTCCAGTGGGTCGAGTTCAAGGTGAAGGAGAGATTCCAAATCCCTGACTCCATCTAGGAAACCAGAACCCCTCTTCGGAGGGGTTTTTTATTGTCTGAGGTTCCACCATGAGCAAGTCATACACAGTTGTGTTCAACACCGATGCTGTAGAGCAGCTAGGTTCATTCATCCAAGCCATGAAGCAGGAAGGGATCGAAGTCTCGGCCCTGTGCCAAGGCGATGCCATTCTCAAAGCAGAAGCTCTTGTCCACTACTTCCCGGCAGAACTGACCCCGGAAGTGATCGAAGGCTTCTGCAACAAGTATCAAGAAATGGAGGACTACCATGTCTCGCAGCAAGAAGAAATCGTTTGAGATCATCACCAATATCTCGTCCATGCCCATCTACTACAAGGTAGTGAACAGCATCGTTCAGGTCGGCACGAACAAGTACAACCATCATCTGACCCTGGAGAAGTACGCAGGCTTCCTGCGTACCAATACTGGTATCTGGTTTGTAAACCGTGGGTATGCGGACGAGGTTGGGAGAGTAGATCTCCGCAATGACTTCGACAAGAAAGCCACCCTGGCCCACTTGAAGAGGCACTACGATGCGTTCTGGGTAAACGAGAACGGAGGCCGTAAGGCTTGGCCTACTGTCGAAGCAGCACTTGACAGTTTCCGTCGTCGGAAGCGTATGCATGTGCATCACACAGAGCAGGCTTACAAGACTGCTGTGTCTGGCATGGCTTGGACTGACTCGTTGACCGATGAGGACATCGCCAAGCTTCAGCTGACTGGTCGCCTGTCTCGTAACGAGGAAGATGCCTGGGAACCCTTCAAGAACCGGTCGGTAATCCCTGCCGATCTCCAGCAGGTTCAGGGTGGACCCATTGGTACTGAATGGGATCCCTTCGACCAGGTATAAAAAAACCCCCTACAGGTAGCGACATGCCTGTAGGGGGTTGAGGTTGGATGAAACCTATGGGGAAGGAGCGGACCCCACGGAACGAACTATCGCATAGCTCTTCTGACAGGTCAATCCTGCTGCATGGCTTCGGTCAAACGCTGCTGCGAGTTCTTGTCGATCCGCAACACAGCTTCCGTACAAGTCGGCGAGCACCACAGCGGCGGCATTGCTTGCATGGCGCTCACGTCCAGCGGAGGCACCTTCGGCAATGAGTTGGTCACGTAGACCGGAGACTTGGACCCGCAGGCTGCGAGACTGAGCATCAGCAGCAGCAATGCGGGTAGCTTGAGCAGCCAGTTGTTCATCTGCATCTTTCTTCACCTCTTCGATTGCGTTGAGCATGCTTTGCTCAATTGATTTTGTGTTTTCGTCAGCCGCCTTTTGGGCGGCCTCCATTCGGCTTTCCCAAGCCTCATTGGTTTTGCCTACTCCTTGGGAGTAGGCCCACCAGCAGAGGACCAGGACCAGCAATGCTTCGCCAAACCAGCGAAGCATACGTGGGGTGATCGTCATGCGGTCACCGCCTTGACGGCTTTCTTGTAGCAGTCTGCCCAGGTATCCGGGTGCGGTTTGCCGGGACGCCACTGGGAGATGTATACATCCCACAGCTTGGCCTGCTCACCTACAGCAGGTAACGCCCTGGCATCGGTCCACAGAAGCAGACGGGCAAGCCCGCAAGCCAGGACATCATCATGTTCCAGGGCATTCCACACGGCCTCTTCGTTGGGCTTCACACCACAGGCGGCTACGAACCTGTGAACACGATCACGGGTTGTAGCATTGTGGTAGTTGAGCAGTCCCTTGACTGCCCCACCCTTCTCGAACTGCCAGTACCCCTTCGCAGGGCCGAGAGGCAAGAGAACCTTGCGACCCTCGGAGTTGATCGACAGGATCATCTGCCTCCGAGCAGCGAAGCGAGACTCCTGCCCTCCGATAGCCAGCAGAGCAACACGGGCAGCAGGGCTGTCCATGTTACTGGGGAGCATGGCCATGGTGGCTGGGATCACCTTCTCGTGTACGAGTTGGAAAGTCATTTCGGTTCCTCCGGTAGTGGGTAGCGTTCTTTGATCTCTTCCACCTTGGCAAGCCAGGCAGTGTAATCCGGTTCGACACCGGCCTTGATCGCATCGAACTCGGCCTCAGTCTTGAGCGGATCACTCTCTGTACGGTATGCCTCAGCACGCTGGGCCAAGACAACATCGTACTCCTGTTTGATCCTTTGCTCCTGTAGCTGCTCTGTGGTCTGCATCTTGCTCCAGTCGATCATTGCGGAAACTCCACTATCCCATCCTTCTTGATATGGATTGGCTTAGGGAACCTGGCTTCTTCGCTGAAGTCCCCACGAATGGGGAACACCAGTGTCAGATAGATTTCCCCACCTTTCCTGGTGATACCACCAGAGAAGGGTGCCCCTTCTATAGCAGTAGCCGGGAGGTAACCACCCTCCGGCAACTGCGAGAAGTCATAGTCTACCCCGGAGACTCGAATAGAGTCCCCGGTAACCGAGGCTTCCAGTTCGGTCGAATCTCCCGGAAGGACTACAACCGGACTTAGCTTGATGTGCATTAGTACCACCTCCCGATGGCCATGACTGTAATGGTGTCTCGTTCGCCGAGTGCCTGAGAGGTAGCAAAAGAAACAGTGCTACCGCTGTTGAGATAAGCTCCTCGCACACCTTGACCAGCAGTAGCCGGCCAGCCAGAGGACGGGATCCAGTTACAGGTAATTGCGGTGTTGAACCCCGTCACGAAGGTGGCTGGCAACTGAATCAAGTTGGATCCGGCAGGAAGAGCTTCAGCTGTTCTTGCTGCTGCTATCTGCGTGCCGTCAGCGAAGCGAGTGTACCAGCCATTGGAAGTTACAACACTTTCGATGATAGCCCCGTTGGGTTGACCAGCAGAACTATTAGTAGCCGTACCTACCAATTGGAGATCCGTGAGGTAACGAACCCAAGGACTCCAACTACCAGAAGCCTTACGCCGGAAGTAGCAGATGTCGGAGGTACGCGGAATGAAGATCTGCGTAGCAGTACTGGCATCGTAAACCTGTTGATAGATGCTAGAACCCACCGGGTTAATGGAAGTAATACCCGGAGGCAAGTTAGCCCAAGGGGCAATCCCAACACCGAAGAATCCGCATTCATTCGGGACAGCGTTGGCATCACTGTAGGACCGGAGATTGGTCAGGGTCTTCGGAGTACCACCGATGTAGTTCAACGCATTCTCTACCGTTGCAGCACCCAGCAGCCCAATCCCGGCAGAACCGGCGTTCAGGTTACGCCATGCACCACTGGTGCCAGCTTGCAGGGGAACAACCCCTTCATAACCAGAAGCACTGGCTACAGGCAGACGATTGAAGGCGGTAACCCGTGGGGTCATGAAGCTATTACGCTCCATCCACTTTTCGGTAACCATCTCTACCGGAGTCTGCCAGACACCTGCGTTGTTCGAATGACGCATGTACACCCTGTCGGTGTAGCAGTGGTTCCAGAGTTCCCAGCCCTTATTGTTGTCGTAGGACATGTGATGCACGAATGCATACACGTTGCCCGGCAACGGGTTACTAGCATCCCCTGGAACGTAGTAGTAACCACTTCGGATGCCACCACCAGCCAGCTGAGAACCAGTGCGACTGCTCATGGTCAAGTCACCGTAACCGTAGTGACTGGTCCAGTCCTGGATGAAGGTGACCACGTACTCGGTGTTGGCGATCTGCTTGCTGTAAGGGGCAAACGGAATCTGAGTCGGTACGGTAGGAATACCCGTGAACGACGGACTCTCCAGAGGAGCCAAACCATTGATGGAAGTGGAGTTCGAGTAGAACTGGCCCAGCTTGTCGGCGATCTTCTTCGCAGACGCAGTGTTCAGGTGCAGACCGTCGTCAGCAGCAATAGCAGGGTCGAAGTAACCGTCCTTGCTGATCACACGGGCGATGTCCAGTACCTGACCCAAACCAGATACCTTGTGAAGCTCCCCCGACCACCACTGGTCGGTGTACGCCTTCAACTTGATGACACCAGCAGGCAGCGAATCGTTGTACAGCTTGGTGCCTTGCATGGCGTTGAACAGGACTACCTGGGCACCTACAGCGTGAAGCCGGTCTACGATGGCTTGGGTATCAGCAGTCCGCTTGGCCATGGTCATCGTAGCGTCTCTGTGGTCATTCGTGCTGGCATGCATGAAGACTACTTTGACACCAGAGTTCTCGATCTCCGACAGACTGTCCAGGTACTGCCAAGTACGTCGGCCTTCCACGCCCTGAACCAGCACCAGGTTGTTCCGGTTGGTGGCGTACAGCTGTACTTGACCAAACCAAGTACCTGCCCAGTTGCGGCGATTGTTGTAGTCAGCAGTCCCACGGGTAACCCCGTATTCGTTCTGACCAGCAGCAATGCTGTCGCCATAGGAGATCAGGTTGGGACGACAGACAGTGATGTAGTCCACGTCCAACCACCAGCCGTTGGGCGCTACAGGCATCGACGAGAGTTCGATTGCCACTGGCTTGATGGTGTCAACCATCAATCGACCACCACCCTTCTGCCAGGTGCCATTGGGCATACGGCGGAAAAGTTCCAGATGTCGGTTCACGGCATCGAACTTCACCGCGAGATCCAACCAGGACTCAGTACCCAAACCAGTGAACATGGTGGCAGCGTTGCGAGAACCGCCCTCATTACCCTGCATGTGGATGGTATTCGGTTCGATAATGCCATTGGCGTTGACGTTGAAGTAAACGGTGTAGTCCTTACCGTCAGAAGCAACGAACCGAATCTGGGCAGCCCTGTTCTGTGCAGCAGTACCCGTCTGGGTCTTGATACGGAAGTAGACAATCCAGTGATCATCCGGGAATCCAACCAGCTTCCGAAGGAATGCACGGTTACCAGAATCATCGGTCTTCGCAATGCGGATGAAGCCAGTGTTCTGAGCAACGCTCACCGGACCGGAACGAGTCCAGTTGTAGTGGTCCTCGCCACCTTCGTAAGTGAAGGTTTCGTTCATACCTACCAGAACAGGCAAGTTACCGCCCTCAACCTTCTCGGCAACCTGGTTTGCGATGGATTCAGCACGATCAGCTTCCGTCTTCGCACGGTTGGCTTGGTCGGCAGCAGCAGTTGCCGAAGCAGCAGCACCAGCAGCTGAGTTCGCAGCATTGGTTTCGCTGGTCTTGGCAGCAGCGGCAGAGGCAGCGGCTTTACCCACTTCTACCTTAGCCAGATCCACCTGGTCAGCAGCCTTATCAACCTCGGCTTTCGCCAGTTCAACTTGCTCAGCTGCTTTACCAACTTCTACCTTGGCTAGTTCTACTTGCTCGGCAGCCTTGGTGACTTCAGCCTTGGCCAGGACAACCTGCTCTTCAGCACGATCAGCATGACCCTCAGCCTCGTCTCGTGCTTCACGAGCATCGGTGACGGCCTGGGTAATCTTGTTCATGGCCTCTTCGTCCCACGGCAGAGACGTAGGCGGAGGTAGCAGGATGAGTTCCTGCACATGGACAGGGGTAGCCGAGTCCGGCACGTAGAAGGTGAACGACGTGCGGTTGCACGGATCATCCTCAAACGACTCGTCATCTACTACGGATACCCGGTACGCCGAAGTAGCAGACTCCAGATCCATGGTGAATTGACCCTGGGCATCCGTGGTCATGTCGTAGCTTTCAGGTAGAACAATGCAATCGTCTGCATCGTTCATGCCCGGACGAGTCAGGCGGACGGTAAAGTCCTTACCGACCTGCGGACTACCATCCGGGTTATGGAAGGTGAAGATCACCTTTGTGGTCATGGTTGTATCCTCTTCGAAGGGAATCAGGAGTATACCAATTTACTGAGATCAACAAACACAAGCATTGGGGGGCCTCCCCCGTACACGTTTACCCAGTTAGTTGAGGAAATTTCGTTTGTTACCCCAATTGACTGCATGGCTATGGAACCTCTACCCCCGCTAAACAGGCTCAAACCCTCAGCTAAAGCAAAAACTGAACCCGGTTCATCTCCATGACTAGAAGTACCCCGTTTACCCATGCGAGATGTGGTAGTCATCATAATCCCGCAGTTTGTAGGTACAGTAAATTCATGACTACCTGTCCCATAATTGGGCACTTGGTGGGTGCTATGCACTCTTAGGTAAGGAAGTCGGTCACTAAAAGCTAACTTGCCATCTGCCTTGAATACCTGTACGCCTGCGTTCTGGTTGATACTCATGTCAGCAGCAGAACCATAAATCAAGACATCTGCCCAAGCAGAATTGTCAGGGAACATCTCTGTACACAAGCCAATACGCCAAGTAGTTGCATTGATCTTCTGCCTGTTCACCTCAGCCACACGAAAGACATAACCACTGGGGTGGTAAGTCTGCTTCAACACAATTACAGGGTATTCCCCTACAACATCGATGTTGTGAATGAACGGGTAATTCCTGGAAGGAAGACGCACTGTCCTCTGATAAGCCATATTGCTGTAATCAGAGGTTGCCATCAGCACGTTCCCGTTCAGGGAATAAACTTGAAAACCAGCAGGCATTAGAAATACCCCACGATAATTCTAAGAGGTTGGCGACCCACGTTAACCCCGGTAAAAAACCAAGAAACTGTACGTGTGGCAGGGTCGTAAGACACATCAGGTGTTGGGTAAATGGCTACTGTTTGTGTAGATGTGTTGACAATAATTCGATTGGAGTCAGCTACTGTAACCAACCAAGGAGTCCCTGACCCGACTGGGATAGTGAAGCTACCGGAAGTAGTTCCGGTAGAGAAAGATGTGTAGACCTGGCAGAGCCTCTCGGTCATGTCAAACCAGAGTGCCCCATTGGAAGTGAAAGTCTGTAGTCCAGCTGGCATTTACCAAACCCCCATGATTACTCGGAGTACCCCAGCAGCATCGTAGACCCTGGTTGCTCCGCCTTTGATGACTGTGCGGCCAGACGTAGCCGTACCGTTGAGTTCATAAGTACCGTTATCCCAGAACCTCCAACCTTGACGTTCAGATTCCCAGTTCTTGGATTGGATATTACTCACGTCAATCTGATCTGCTTCAAGGTACTTAGCTTGAATCTTACCGTTCTGCACGATAAGACTTCCATCCTGCGCCCGTAGCTTGTCGAAGGTCAGCTTGTTGATGGCACCTTCGTCGATGTAAACGATGTTGTTATCGATGATGAATGGCTTCCGTTTAACGTTGGCTCGGCCAATCCAGAACCTATCCACATCGAAACCAGCCTCGATAGTTTGACCCTGGTTATACAGGCCAAAACCACCGACCAAGTTGCCTGCCTGGAGCTTCACGAAGTATTGAGACTCCAGGGTAGTCATCTTACCTTCCTGCTCCTGCACCTTGGTGACCAAACCAATCTGGCCAGAGGCAGAGTTACCGTTCACAGTAGAGTTCAATGTCGTTACCGACGAAGCCAGTGAACTGACCTGTGTGGCGAGTGCCTGTTGCTCGGTTTGAATGGCTGCAATGTTCCCATTGAAGTCAGCGTACATGGTGTTAACCGTATGCACGAGAGCGCCATCGGCATCAGTACGGATCCGCACTTCCTCCTGAAGCAATGCCATGGCGTCATCAGTCTTTGCACCCAGCTCAGAGATGCGTACAGCGAGACCTTGGTCGTTCTGAGCACGCAGAAGTTCTTCCTGGGTGATCCCCAGTTTGTTCAACTGGATCTGGTCAATCTCAGTACGCAGGTTCTGTGCAAGAGCGCCAGCATCAATCTGCCCTGAGAGGATATCCATCATCTGTCCGATGAGCGGACGTGCAGTTGCACTCGCTGGACCGATGACTTCCCCCTCAGTGCCGTTAATGGAGAGCATCTGAATCCAGTAGTAATACCTGGTATCCAAGTTGATCTCTACATCTACCCTGTCAAAGTAGAAGTTACCTTGCACAACAGCTACTCGTGTAGCCACATTGAAGTTAGGAGTAATACTCCGCCACAGAATAGTCTGGCTGACCGCAGCTGGGTTCAACGTAGGCCATGTCCAGTTGATATCAATCCCTCCGAAGGCTGGCGTAGCCGTCAGAAGGAGGTTGTTCATGTTCGGGTCACCGGGCTTCGGACCTTTCCAGGATCCAGTACCGCACTCGGTCCCATTCAGATTACATACGTCTACCATTTAGGAATCCTCCTGTTTTATCCAGTATACCCCTCTCCCCCTTCTCCCCCCTATACCCTACCGGGGTAGTGTCCCCCGAGCGGTGAGCGCAGCGAAGCCCGAGTGGGAGACACGGACTCCGGTAGGGTATAGGGGATATAGATAATTCAATATCCCTACCCCTCGACGGTATCCGTGTCTGCGGGGGCGTGCGGCTGGCGCCGGTCCCCCTTGACACTACCCCGTCTCAGGGTAGGGGGTTGGGGAGGGTTAGAGGTGAATCCCTCCCCAGGGTCCACCCGACTCCCGGCCCCCTCCGGGGGCTTGAATGTGAATTCAAGAGGGGGAGGGTGGACCCCTTTATATATAAGACCGTTTCGTGATCATTTTTTAACCAGAGGTTCTACCCATGAAAAAGCTGACCGCAGCAGACATCCCCGTTGTAGATTTCCCTATCGACAGCATGCCAACTCTCAAGGCTTCCCTGGGCAAGGCACGCACAGACACCATTCGCTTCCATGGCTTGAACAAGAACGCCATCGGCGGCCCTCGTACCCGCTGGGTACAGAACCCTCACGCAAAGCGCCTCCAGAGCCTCGACAACATGTTTGTGGACCCGATGGTGGAGGATGTCTTGGTGGGCATCGCTTCGCTCGCTGAAGGCTCCCAGAAGCCGTTATCGGCCATGCGCCTGTTCAGCCTCCTGAAGGAACCCCAACTGAGTACGGACCTTCTGGCTTCGGGCATGTCCCTGGACAGCCGGCAAGCCCGCCGTTACATGGCTGCTGCCAAGCTGGCCATCTTCCACCTCAACAAGCAAAAGGAGTCCATATGACCAAACACCCGCTGTGCAACAACCAACACAGCCTCCTATCCAACTGCGGCCTATGTCGTGAACTCTACAAGATAACCTCGAAAGGGGTCGTCTACGGGGTAGCCATCGAAGGACTGCCGAAGGGGTACGGAGAGGCAGCCCAGCCCAAGAAGGCAGCCACTGGCGCTGCCAAGCCGGAGAACCGTTACCGTCGGGAGATCCCCCAGGGATGGACCTGGCTTGATGTGTACCGGCTGAACACCCTGTTCCCGATCACCTGCGACAACTCCGGTGCCATCGACCATGCACGCAAGAAGTTGCTCAACCTGGGCAACCGTAGCGGCGGTAAGTCGGTGCGGCAGGACGTGAAGGAAGCCAGGGACTCTCTCAACCGCTGGTTGGAAGACAACCCCGAGGGTTAAGCCATGGCCGCTCGATATACCAATGAGACAGGGATTCCCCTGTCAATGGCCGTCTGGCTAGCCTCGGACTACTACGACTATTCCGAGGCTGGTTTGTCGGTGACGACGATGCTGCGTCCCATCAAGCAGACCATCCTGGCCCGACGTGTGTCCGAGGAAGCCAAGGTAGAGGATGTGGTCAACCGCATCAGCAGTGCCATGGGCAACGCCTTCCATGACTCTGTTGAGAAGGCATGGACCACAAACCATGACACAGCACTTTCCATGCTGGGCTACCCCAAGGCCATCCGTGAACGTGTCCTGGTCAACCCGACCAAGGAAGAACTGGAAGCCTTCAACTCCAGTGCCAAGGGTGGCAAGGCCATCCCTGTGTACATGGAGCAGAGGACCAAGCGGGAGTTCATGGGAATCAACATCTCCGGGAAGTTCGACTTCGTAGGAGATGGTCGGGTGGAAGACATCAAGTCGACCACCGTCTACAGCTACATAATGGGCAGCAAGGACAAGGACTACATCCTCCAAGGATCCCTGTACCGATGGCTTAACCCCGAGTTGGTGACCAAGGACACCATGCTGATCAACTTCATCTTCACCGACTGGCAGAAAGCAATGGCCAGACAGCAACCGGAGAAGTACCCCCAGACCCGAATTCAAGCCAAGGAATTCAAGCTCATGCCCTTGCGGGAAACCGAGCTATGGGTACGGAATCGGGTGAAGACCCTCATCGACCTGATCGATGCGGACGAAGACGATCTGCCCATGTGTTCGGACGAAGAGCTATGGCGGTCGGATCCGGTCTATAAGTACTATAAGAACCCCGCCAAAGCCCAGGAACGCGGAGCACGTAGTACCAAGAACTTCGACACTGAAGCCGAAGCCTTGGTTCGTCTGCGGGAAGACGGCAACGTGGGGGTAGTCAAGACCATCCCTGGCCAGGTCAAAGCCTGTGCCTACTGCCCTGCTTTCACCGTGTGTAAGCAGAAAGACGCCTTGATCGCCTCTGGCGATCTCATCATCTAGGAGTGAGTAATGCTTTCATTGGATCAGATGAAGCATCACCCCACATCCGAGCGTATCGTCGAGATTCTCTGCGAGAAAACCCAGTCGAAGAATCACCTCTTCTTCAGGGTTCTCGTGGGGTTCCACTTCTCGATGATGGCGGCTCAAATGCGTTGCTCCATCAAGACGCATGACCGTGGGGTAATCCCTGTCAACATGTACGCCATCAACCTGATGCCATCCGGTGCAGGTAAGGGCTTCTCCACGAACATCATGGAGGAACAGATCACTGGTCCTTTCCGTGAACGCTTCATGGAGAGCTTTGATGCAGCAGCTGAAGCCAACCTTCAGAAGCTGGCTTTCGAACGGTCCAGCCGTAAGGACTGCGACGAGAGCGAAGAACTCCTGCGAGTCCAGAAGGAGTTCAACCAATTGGGGCCACTGGTTTACACCTTTGACTCCGGTACGCCGCCCGCTGTGAAGCAGATGCGGCACAAACTGCTGATGGCTAACGCCGGTGCAGTCAACCTGGTGATCGACGAGATCGGATCGAACCTCACTGGTCAGATCGAAGTGCTGAACACTTTCCTCGAACTCTACGACGTGGGCGCCATCAAGCAAAAACTGGTGAAGAACACGCAGGACAACGTTCGAGGCGAGGAGATCCGTGGCAAGACGCCTACCAACATGATGCTGTTCGGTACTCCGACCAAGCTGCTCAACGGCAGTAAGACGGAGGAGGAATTCAACTCCATGCTGGAAACTGGTTACGCTCGCCGGTCCTTCTTCGGACTCGGTGGCGACCAGAAGAAGGTTGCCATGACTCCGGATGAGGTTTATGACCTCATGACCAGCAACAACACCGTCCAGTTCATTGACGACCTCAGCGAAAAGTTGGAGACCCTTGCGGATCCTTCCAACATGCGGAAGGTACTGACCATGGACAAGGACACAGCTTTGCTCATCATCGAGTACAAGCTGAAGTGCGAAGCTGAAGCTGCGGAGCTTGGTGAGCATGAGGAAACCAGAAAGGCGGAGATCACTCACCGCTACTTCAAGGCCCTCAAGCTGGCTGGTGCCTATGCCTTCGTGGACGATAGTCCGATTCTGACTCAAGACCACTTCTATGCCGCTGTTAAGCTGGCAGAAGAATCCGGTGAAGCATTCAAGATGCTGCTGAGTCGGGACCGCACCTACGTCAAGTTGGCGAAGTACCTGGCCAACACCAATCGCGAGATGAACTATACCGACCTGATCGAAGATCTACCGTTCTTCCGAGGCTCCAAGAGCCAGCGGGAGGAGTTGATCTTGTTGGCTACCGCATGGGGCTACAAGAACAACGTGATCATCAAGAAGGCAATCCGCGACAACGTGGACTTCATCCGAGGCGAATCGCTCAAAGCCACCGACATCAAAGGTAGTGACCTGATCGTGACCTACTCCCGCGACATGACGGAGGGGTACTACAACGACAAGGTGACCTGGGACAACATGGCGAAGCTGGTCGGTATGCCTAGACTCCACTGGATTGCACACCATCTCGCAGGCGGCTACCGCAACGAAGAGAATGCCATTCCTGGTTTCAACATGGTTGTTCTCGACATTGACGGAACCTGCAAGCTGGAGTTGGCCAAGCAGTTCTTGGAAGGCTACAAAGCCATCCTGTACACCACCAAGTCGCACACCGACAGCGACCCGCACTTCCGAATCGTCCTCCCGTTGAACTATCACCTGAAGTTCGATGCGAAGGAGTACAAGGAGTTCTACAACGCCTTGGTCGATTCGCTACCGTTCGAGGTAGACCCCCAATGCAGCCACCGCTGCAAGAAGTGGTTGACTCACGAAGGTACTGTCGAAGTCCTGGACGGTGAACTGTATGACGCACTCCCCTTCATTCCTCGCACCAGCAAGGATGAAGAGCGGCGTAGTCGTCTTCAGGATCAGAGCGACATGGACCGACTGGAACGTTGGGTAATCAACAACTCCGGTGACGGCAACCGCAACAACATGCTGCTTCGCTTCGCAATGATTCTGGTGGAGAACGGCTTCGGCTACGACACCATCAAGAATCGTGTACTTGGTTTGAACGCCAAGATGCAAGACAGCTTGGATGAAACCGAACTACTGACGACCGTTCTCATCACGGTGCAGAAGAAGCTCGGGGTTTGAAGATAGGGCCGCTTCCAGCGGCTCTTTCGATTAACTACAGAGGTGTCTATGGCTCAAGTCAATGACAACTTGTTCTTGATCTCTGGCGAATCCGCTACCGGTAAGTCGCTGAGTCTCAAGAACCTGGAGAACCCCGAAGGGGTTATCTACCTGAACTGCGAAGCTGGCAAGAAGCTGCCGTTCCGCAACAAGTTCAAGAGCTTCACTGTCACTCACCCTGAACATGTGTACGAAGCATTCGATGCACTGGAACAGGGCAAGCTGGAAGGCCACACCATCGTCATCGATACGCTGACGTACCTGATGGACATGTACGAGTCCCAGTGTGTACTGGGTTCCCCGGACACCCAGAAGGCGTGGGGTAACTACCAGCAGTTCTTCAAGAACCTGATGCAGGATTACGTGGCCCGCTCGACGGCGAACGTGATCTTCTTGGGTCACACCAAGTCGGTCTACAACGAAGCCAGGATGATGATGGAATCGTGTGTACCGGTGAAAGGTGCCTTGAAGAACAACGGCATCGAGTCGTACTTCTCCTTGGTCATTAGCACCAAGAAGATGTCCTTGCGTGAACTGGAACCGTACCGAGAAGGCAACAAGCTGTTGACCGTCTCGCCTCTGGAAGAGTCGCTTGGTTTCAAGCATGTCTTCCAGACCATGATCACCAAGGAAACCATCGGTGAAAGGATTCGCGGCCCCATGGATATGTGGGACACCTGCGAAACCTTCATCAACAACGACGCTCAGCTTGTAATGCAGCGTCTCCGCGAATACTACGCGGACTGAAATAGGAGAAATTCATGAGCTTTTTCAACGACGTACAAGACGACGGCAACATCCAGGAATCCGGCGACAGCCTCGGTGGCGTTAGCCTGTTCGAATCGAACGCCTATGACCTGACCATCAAGGTTGCCTACGGCCTGACTTCCTCGACCGGCGCCAAGGGTTTGGCCTTCGAGTTCGAGCACGCCGCAACTGGCCGCACCTACAGCGAAACCTTCTATGTCACCACCGGCAAGGCGAAAGAGTGCAAGCCGTACTGGGTCGACAAGGAAGGCGAGAAGCACTACCTCAAGGGTCACGAGATCGCCAACGCGATCTGCCTGATGGCCAACGAGAAGGGCTTCAAGGAACAGACCTACGAGGACAAGACCCTCCTGCTCTGGGACTCCACCGCCAAGGAGAAGAAGCCGACCGTAGTACCGGTGGCCACCTCCCTGATCGGCACCAAGGTATGCCTTGGCATCCTGAAGGTGAAGAAGAACAAGGGCGTGAAAGGCGAAGACGGCGTTTACCGCGACACCAACGAAGTCCGCGAGTCGAACGAAGTCGACAAGGTATTCCACCCCGAGTACAAGGTCACCCTGGCCGAAGCTCGTGCAGGCAAGCGTGAAGCTGGCTTCTACAACGAGTGGGTCGCCAAGTGGGCCGGCAACGTCAAGGACCAGTTCAAGGAAGTGAAGGGCGCTTCCTCTGGCCGTCCCGGTGCTGCCGGTGGCGGTTCTCAGCCCAAGACCAGCAGCCTCTTCGGCGACTAAGCCATGACGGTCCGGGAACTGCTCGAAGCCCTCAATCGTATGGTTGAGGTATACCCCGAGGGGGTAGCACGGGAACGGTTACTGGACCACACACTACGCATCCCTGTGCTTCGCCCCGGAACATGTGGGGCGAGGCCATCTGTCGATGTGATCAGTGTGGTTCCTGGCTTCGATTGGGACAACGGCTCAATGTTCGTTGAACCCAAGTCGGACGTACAGTTAACCGTCCTGACCCCTGAACAAGTGAAAACCATCACCGCCAGCTATGCCAAGGGTACTTCCTGGTTTGCCTATCAGGAAACCAAGAAGCTGAGGGAAGAGATCCTGCGACTCAAGCAGCAACTCGAACTCCTTGGCGGGGACAAGTGAATGCCCAAGATCAACGTCTTGGGTATGGATCCCAGCCTCAGTAATTGGGGCATAGCCTGCGGCAACCTGGATACCTCCACTGGCTTGATTGAGTTCAAGCATGTCGAGGTCATCCAAACCAGTAAAAGCAAGGACAAGCAGATTCGCGTCAACTCGGCAGACCTACTCAGGGTCGAGCCGATTGCCGAGCGTCTGATTGAACTTGCTCCCCATGCCAAAGCCATCTTCGTAGAAGTCCCCGTTGGTTCCCAATCGGCTGACGCTATGAAGAGCTACGGCGTGTGCATCGGCCTACTGGCGTACATGCGTGCGCTGGGCTACCCATTCTTCCCTGTCACTGCGGCCACGCTGAAGGTGCATGCGTGCAATTCAGCAACAGCCAGCAAGCAGGAAATGATTGAGTGGGCCACCAAGAAATATCCCGACCTGAACTGGCCACGCCAGAACGGTAGGGTAGTGGCCAACAAATCAGAGCACATAGCCGATGCTATTGCTGCTGCTGAGGTTGGCTTGAAAGATCCCACATTCCAACAGCTGCTCAAGCTGCTTTCATAAGGAACGATCCATGATCATCACCCTGAACCAAAACGATATCGTCAAGATGCTGACCGACGGTCTGGCCGCACGTGGCCTGCCGGTAGACGCCAACACCCAGGTAACCTTCTCGGTCACCCGTAAGGGCGGCAGCAACGTCACCGCCGAAGTCTCGCTGGGCGAAGAGCCGCAGGCTGCCAATTCGATCGAAGTTGCACAACCCGTCGTCGCCGAAAAGCCGAAGCGCGAGAAGAAGGTCGTGACCGAAGACCTGGGCAACTTCAAGGCCGCCTCCGAATCGCAAGCCGCTGAGCCGAACCCGGTCGAAGAGATCCCGGCTCAAGCCGAGGCTCCGGCCCAGGAAGCTGCCGCAGAAGCACCGAAGTCGGCTGCCGGTCTGTTCGGCGGTTAATAGGTACGCCCCCGGTTCGCCGGGGGTTCTACCCAAGGGGAAACCATGAAGAAAAGTCGCTACCTGCTGTCCTTCGTCACCCACACTGGTGGGGGTCTTCAGTTCACTTCCACGGTCTACTCCGTCAAGGATTCCTGTACTGGCTTCACTGCTCCGCTCATTGCAGAGATCAAGGTGAAGGGCGGTATCCATCAGGATGCAATCCTCCTGGCCGTCTCCGATCTCGGCATGACCACAGACGCCGAGTTCAACCCGCCCTACCGTCCTGGTATGGATGCAACCGCTGCCTACCTGCACGGTGTACGAGTTGGTCTGCTCGGTGAGCAAAGCGAAAACCCGTATCCCGAGAACTCGGTAGATGCCGTTGACTTCCGCAACGGACGCATTGCTGGTTCCAGCATGCGTGAAAACCAAGATCCCCCCCAGGATCTGAGTCCCCAGTAAAAAGAGTGAATACCTAGCCTTAGTCCTGTAAGAGTTCCCTGAACTCACCTTTCTTTTTAGCCAGTTCTCGTAATGGTTTGGCTTACAGGACTCTTTTTACTGTTGACTTGCAGTGCCATAGATAGCATAGTGATCACACACAGCAACAACCAACGACATACAGCCACAGTCAATGGTGAACCAGAGGAATCCCCTCGTAGAACTTCCTGTCTCCTAGCCTCTGAGTTCACCCACCCTTTCTAGATAGCCAGCTTTATGCTGGCTTTCTTATGTCTATGTCTCGTAGACATAAGGGAGTGCTCTGGCCCGTTGTGAACGGTCCTCCCCACGCCCCGCAACGGGGTCCAGACCAGAGCACTCCACCCTTACCCCGAAATACCCAAACCAAGGAGTCCCCTATGGAACACACCAATGCACTCTTGGAATCCGCCCAGAGTCTGGCCAACATCCTGATCAACGGCAGCCTGAGCAGCGCTAGCCGCAAGAACCTGGAAACCGCACTCGACACCATCACCGCTGGTCTGGTTGCAGTAGCAACCATCGACACCAGGCTGGTCGTCGAGCACCTGGAAAAAGCGGCGAGTAAAGACGGTGAGTGATCGTCTCCCTCATGACCGCTTCGGCGTAGGTGATGTTGTCCAGGCTGTAGCCGTGGACAAGAAGCAGCACACCCGTGCAACCCAGGAGTTCCCCAACAAGCTTCCCGAGGAAGTGGTAGAACTTCTGGAAAGGCTGGACATGGTTTGTCTGGCTCATGAGCTTCCCTACTTCTATGCCTTCTCCATGCCGGGTGGCATCCTCTGCCGAAGTGACATCGGTCACTACCCGCAGAACCTGACCATCCCGTTCCTGATGTCCCGTGCATCCGCTGCCGGCGACGAGGGGCACATGATGGAAGTGCTGCAACAAGGCATGCCGCTCATGCAACAGCGTTAATCCAGGAGGCCCGATGGATGCCCTAAAGGTATTCGTCGGCGTCTGCCTCTTCCTCGGCATCATCGTAGGAGGGGCATTCGTCGTTTACGTTGCCTCATGGGTCTTCAGGATCTTAGGATTCCTGTTCGCAGTAGCCATAGTCCTCTGTTTGATAGGAGTCCTGTTCTGGGAGATCCTGGCAAACGCATTCAAAAAGAAAGGGGAGCATTAGCTCCCCTTCTTCTTTACAGGTTCATCAAACCTTTCACCATCGGCAGTTCACTCAGGCTGCTCGGGAAAGCAAACGGACCATTCTGGAATGGGTTGTGCCCAATCCGGTTAATCCAGCTGCTGTCCATTACAGACTGCAAACCACTGATGAAATGGTTGGCTACTACCAGTGCCAGACCACGAGCAGGCTTCTCTTTCACCAGTCGTGCAATCACTTTCTGAATCCGCAGGTAGTACTTGGTGAACATCAGCAAACCAGTGTCGTTGAGATACTGGACCACCCGATGAGACGGGATGTCGTAGTTCACGAAGCTCTCTTCTGCTTGCTTCAGTGCATCAGCCTTACTCAGCGGATCACGAGTGCGGTTGATCAGGTGCTCATACAGAGTGTACCGGGCAACCAAGTCACTCAGCTGAGTGGTTTGCGACAGGAACTTGTACATGGACGTGTCATGTGCCACGTACACGAACTTAGCCGCATCACGAACCAGCTTCGGAAGCTTGCTGGTAACTTTCTCAGTCTTCCGTTGCAGCAGAGACTTGTAACTGTACTGACTGTCATCAGCTTCCACGTCTTCCACAATGGTAGGCATCAGACCGGCATCGATCAAAGGCTTGATGGGGTTACGTGCAATGCGATCACGCAGCACAGCAATCTCGTCGTCTATCGACTTCACACCTTCCGGCACATAACCAATTTCCTTGGCTTGCACCAATTGGATCAGACGCTTGTTGTCTGCCCGATACTGCAAGGCACCCTTAATGCCAGTTGCATGCGCCCGTACTGCATCGGCAATACCAACACCGCTCCAAGCCAGCAACGTCATGTTCGATACGATGTTGCCGACCAGGGTGAAGATGTTCTTCACAACCAGAATGTCCTTGGCTTCGCGTACCAGTTCCTGAATCACGTCCTCAGCACGGCCAAGTCGCAGTGCAGCCTTCGGACCCAGGATAGCTTCAGCTACGGTGACCAGAACTTGCTGGGCAACGTTACGTTCCTGCGGATCCAAACCAAACGGACCAGTTACAGATGCCTTACGGTATCCCATGATCATGTTCAGTTGGTCAGCCGGGATCATCATGTTGTCCGACTTCCACACATTGCGGATCTCACGCTTAGTTGCATAGGGCAACAGGTTGTAGAGTTCCTGCAAGTGAGCTTCAGTGCTGTCCTTACCTACTTTGATGTAGCTGCTGGGACGGTTCGAGTAGTCTTCACGGAACTGCTCGTACATGGAACGAACTACGTCCACGTTCTGCTGATGAGAAGACACTTTGTCCACGATCTGGCCAGCCAGAGTACCCAGTACCTGATCCATAGAGTTGTCACGGTTCAGAAGACTGTCACGATTGTGTTCAGTCATCATGTACCGGTAGTCAACAACGATACCGTTTGGATCCAGTACAGGAGCAACACGTTGTGCCTGTGCATTACGCGGATCGTAGTTGGTATCAGTGGTGAACATCTCGTCTACGGAATCTGCAATGTTCTTGCGGATAGTACCGATGGTGTTCTTGGCAGTACCCGGAGCATTGCTCAGCATATTCACAGCAGAGCGCTCTACTCGGGAACCCTTGGCTTGCATACCGGTGTAGCTCATAGCACCAGTCAGCAAACCAACCTGACCACTACCACGACGGGACACCAGTACCTTACCAGCGGACAGACCAGCTGCTTTATCTTCCTGAACATTACCTGCACGGGTGTAACCACGCTTCAGGAAGTAGTCCAGATCGGTTGCATCCACTGCCAGTACTTCGATCTTGTTATCGAAGATGTCAGGGGTGTAACCATCGATCATCAGTCGCTCAGTACCTTCGAACAGGAAGGACTTCGAGCGATCTTGCAGACCTTTGTGCAGCTTCAGGATCATCTCTACGCCGTTGTCCTTACCGCGTGCAGCTTCAGTGCGCAGAACCTCACGAGCAGCAACCTTGTCTTCATGACTGGTGTACTCGAAGGTGAACATCGGCAACAGAAGGTCCATTACTTCCTTGGCAGCCTTGGCTTCGGACTTGCTCACAGACAGAGCCTTCTTGGTTCCGATCAGGTCAGCAATGTTCTGAGTGTTCAGCATCAGGTTCGGGCTTACGTTACCGCCGATAGCACGGTTGTAAGCCAGATCCTTCACAGCACGCAGGTAGTACGAGCCGTTCTTCATACCGAGCAGCTGAGTCTCCAGTTGGTTGCGTTCTTTACGCAGTTCACTGTCGTTGTTCAGCATCAGACGCAGATCATCGAAACCATAGGAGTCCAGCAGAGCAGACATGTTGGTCCGCAGGAATGCCTTGGTCAGAGCAGCCTTGTCTTTGGTAGTCAGGTACTGACCGCCATCCTTGAAGGAAGCGTTCACCTGAGCAACTGTGTACTCGATGTGCTGCTTGCGCTCCATCTCGTTGGACTTGGCTTGCTTGAACAGGTTGTGTGCAGCGTCCATCAAACCAGTGACGCCACGCATCTCATCCAGCACACCCATGAGCACGCCACGGGGCTTGCGGAACGCATCGTCACGAAGACGGCTGATACCTTCCAGCACGCCATCGATACGACCAGCCATGGTGTTCTCTACCAGCGAACCAGCAGCACGAATGAACGGGCTGTTGTTGTTCGTGAAGAAGGTGCTCTGAGCAGCTTGCTCTACGGTATTCCGCAGGGACTCACCCATGTTGCCCAAGGCTTGTTCAACCTGGTCCAGGGCACCGAGCTTACGTTCGGCAAACCGTCCACGACGCTTCGCTTCGATATCGACCAGTCGATCCAGCAGGGTAACCAGACGGTTGTTCGCCAGTTCACCAGGGGCAGTCTTGTCATGCAGACGGTCCAGACGAGTCAGCAGACGACGGAACAGTTCCATCACCTTCTGGCTCAGGGTCATGCCACTCAGCGAACGCTCAGTACTCTTCGAGCGGAAGCCTAGGGCATTGAACACTTCCTCACTACCGATGGCCAAGCCAGCGAAGCGAGCCAGGAAGCTGTTCTTACCAGCAGCAGATGCTTGAACCTTGAACAGGAAGTCGTACTTCTCCTGGGCAATGGCCTTCTCCTGCTGGCTGGCTTGAGTCCAGTCACCCAGGTGGAAGTTCTTAGCCGACAGAGTGTCGCGAGCTTCACGCCACAGGTTCTCCAGGGAACCGCGAATGAACAGACCTTCGTTCCCGTTCAGTGCATCGTCGATGGTTGCCTCTACCTGCTCCAGCACGAAGGCTTCCTGATCGCTGACCACGAAGGCAGACGACAGAGCTTCCGATGCGAACGGCATGGTGTTGGTGTCCATGGCCTTCAACACGATGTCGGTGTTGGTCAGGGCTTGGCCTTCCATCACACGGGTACGCAGTGCACCCATCGGGCCATGCAGAGCGGTAACGATGTCATCCAGGGCAGATTCCAGACGCTCCTGGTGAGCTACGCTGCTGTCCCGGTTCGAAGCCAGTGCATTGAAGATCTGCTTGGTGGACATACGGTTCACGCTATCCACAGCATCTTCATAGCGCAGGGTCATGGTGTCCTTCTTGGCCATCATGGCTTGAGCTTCGGCAAACAGACCAGCGGTGTTGCTGATCAGCAGACCCATGGCGTTCTGGTTCGACGGGGTGTTCTCACCACGGAAGATCAAACCAGTCAGGGCACTGATGAAGCGACGCAGACCAGCACTGAAACCAGTGTCACGACCCTTAGCCGGGAGTTCCAGACCCTTCAGAACTTCTTCCTGGAAACCATTGTTGGTCATACCCCAGGAAACCAGTTCATGTACGTCCTGCACAGCATTGGCGTACTTCGCAGACAGAGTGCCATTGGCATTCAGGAAGTCCTTGGCTTTCGAACGGATCTCTTCCAGTTCGTCAACCATGCGGCTTGCAGCAGTAGTGTGGCTCGGGTCTTTGGCCTTGGCATCCAGTTCACGCTGAATCACTCGACCGGTAACGGTATGGAGCAGTTCATGAACCAGAAACTCTTCAGTGATACCCGACTCAACGAAGTCAGGGGACTTGACGTAGATAGCGTCAAAGTTGCCCTTACTTGCATACCAACCGCGTGCTTTGCTCACGCCTTCTCCCAGTGCACCGTCCGGACCGGTCTGGGGGGTGACCATAATCACCGGCAGATCCTCACGGGTCAGGCGACTCAGTGCAGCCAGTAGCTTCTTGGTGAAGCCATCCTGGGTACGCTTCTCCAGGTACTGAGACAGGTTGCGGGCGTTCACACCTTCGCTCGACAGGAACTCAACGAGGTCTTGCTCAGAAGGGGTAACAGCCTGGCCGATCTCGCCCCATACCGACTTGCGGCTACGGGTACTGTCATTGACGGTAGCCACTACAGCAGCAGCACGGTCTTCCGGCAGTACTTCCTTGGCCGAAGCCAGGGGCAGGTTCTGGTTCTCCATGACCGAAGCCACTTGCTGGAGATCTTCCTTCAGCTGACCATTGGATTCACGGATAACCCGGTCCATGGTGTTCAGGCTGGTAGCCGGGGCCAGAGTCTGGACGGAATCCGAAGACAGGGGCTTAGCCTTACCTGCCTTGGCTTCCGAAGCCATGACTTCCAGATTGGCATCGACGTTCTCGGCCCAGATCTCAGCTTCATCGTTGAACTTGCCTACCTGTTTCAGAGCATCACGAGCAGCCTTGCGGTCAGCATCGGTCACCAGGTAGCTACCACCTTCAGTGGCGTACTGACCAACAGCAGCCATCTCACTCAGCATGGTCAGCTTGTCGGTGTCAGCAGCTTCCGCCACACGACGGATCGCTTCCAGCTGCTGGCCAACGGTAGCGTTCTGGCTTTCCAGGTACTTCTGCATCATGGGAGCCATGACAGCAGCAGCTTCGGGATCGGCCATCAGACTGTTGAAACCAGTCAGGGTACGCTCGAAGGTATTGACCATCTCACTGGCAGCCGAGTAGCCCAGCATAGCCTTGAAGGTAGCTTCGTTCAGCCGACGACCAGCCTCTGCCATGTCGGTCAAACCAGTGCCATGAGCATCGTGGATGTTCAGTACGCTGGCACCGTCCAAGGCATTGTGGCTGATGAAGGAGTCGAGTGCGTGGGTAGCCGTGATGAACGGAGCCACACCCGGACCTTCGTTGACGGTAGTCATACCACTGGCTTTCATGGAGTTGACTGCACGCTTGCGGCCTTCACTGTCCAAGAACTCCAGAGGCTCGGCGAAGTGAACTTCACTGCGGTACAGCGGAGTGTCATTCAGTTCACGGCGAGTCTTGGCCATGAGCATACCTGCATCCAGTTCATCACTGGCTTTCGAGAAAGCAGTGTGAAGGATGGGTTCCATCGGCTTCAGTTCCTTGCGGATCTGTTCGATTTGCTCACGGGTCAGGTCAGTGTACGGCTGGCCATCCTTACCACGAGGCAGGTCAGCAGTCTTCAGCATTTGTTCACGCTTGGCTTGGAACGCAGCTTCGTACATCTGGAACGCCATGTTGGCGGTCTTGTTGATCACGTCACGACGGCTGATGAACTCAGCATAGGTGTCGTTCAGTGCCTCTTCTACCTTCTTGCCCAGCAGGTTGTAGAAACTCTGCTTCAGAGCAGCTACCTGGCGTGCATCGAAAGTGGTATCGAGAGCAGCTTCGAAGCCCATGTCAGCCGGCCACTTCTGGGCCTTGCTGCTTACCATCAGCTGATTCACAGCATTGATGGTCTTACGCAGGGACTCCAGGTCGTTGGCGTTGGCAGCGTCTTCAATCTTGCTGTAGATGGTTTCGATGAAGCCATCAGCCATACCGTCCACAGCAGTCTTGGTGTTCGAACCGAACATCATCGCAGTCAGGGGCTGCTTGATTACCTTACGGCCCTTGGACGATACGTTGCCGTCATCAGTGCTCAGTTCACCGGTGATGGCTTCGATAGCGGACAGCATCGGGTCATTGCCCAGGATATCCAGAACAGCCTTGATGGTGCCTTCGTACAGGTCCAGGTTACCGGCTTCAGCGTGGAAGTCGTTGAACTGTTCGAAGCCATCGGTCTGGCTGAAGAAGCCACCCTGGTTCAGGGTTTCGAATCCCTTGGCACCAGACATCAGCAGGGAAAGCATCGGACCGTTGGTAACACCGTCCACTTCACCCAGCAGGGTAGTCTTGAAGGAAGCAGCACCGTCTTCACGGGCGATCTTCTCTTGAGCCAGGGCTACCAAACCATCCAGGCTGAAGAAGTTCTCACCAGCTTCAGCAACAGCAGCCAGGATTGCCGATTCGTTGGCAACCGTGTCTTGAGCATCACCACGCAGGATCTCAGCCAGTGCATCTACACCACCCTGAATTGCAGGGGTGTTCACAGTAGCATCGTACTTGGCCAGAACCTTGTTGGTGTTGGTGGCTTCAGTCTTCTTACCGAAGGACTCCAGTACACGCAGCTTGAAGTTGTCCATGTCAGCCTTCGAGTCGAGTTTAACCTCGGACTCCCAGCCTTCCATCTTCAGCATGTGACGATGGACCTTTGAGGTCTGCGGGTTGATCAGGTTGCTGGTCAAACCAACACGCTGAGGTTTCCACACAGAACGGTCGAAGTACAGAGGCTGTTCCAGACCCAGGTCCGATACCTCGTTGATTCGGTTGAAGAAGTCACCGAAGTTCTGGATCTGACGAACCAGACCATCCGACTTGGCTTGCAGACCAGCACGGTTTGCCTTGTGTACCTTCTGGCCTTCCAGATCGGCAGCACCAGCAATGGTAGCCAGGGCTTCAGCACTCAGATTACCCCATACCTGCCACATTTCAGGACGCAGAGTGTGAGCCTGCTTGGCGGCCTTATCCAGGATGCGAGCTTGCTCGGAACTGATCGGCTGCTGGGTACGCTTGGCGTTCTTCTGCTTGAAGTCGATGGGTTCGAAGCTAGGCTCAACCATGGCAGGGGTAGTACCGAACAGCTTGTTCAGGATCGACTGGCTACCCATGGTGGCTTCACGCACACGCTGAGCCAGAGGACCAGCCTGGAGCTTGCCATCTACACGCTCGCTGACCGGAGTCAGGAAGTAGTGCTGGACCTTCTCGTTGGCCTTGTCCTTGGAACCCATCAGGTTCTTCAGTTGAGCATCGCTGATTGCAGTGATCTTGGCAGCACCACTCTTCACCAGCAGGTGCAGAGCGTGTTCACCCAGGGAAGCTTCCAGTCGAGCTTGCTCGTTCACCGGAGCATTGGGCAGTACTTCCAAACCAAGGACTTCACGTACCTTTGCACCCAGTTGAGCAGCAGCAGTGGCTTGACGCACACCTACGGTAGCCAGGGCAGCGTAAGCAGCCGGGGATACCTCAGCAGTGCTGTCCTTACCGAGGATGGCATTGATACCTGCATCGGAGTTGACCAGGTTGGAAGCTGCATCGTTGATCCAATCGTAGGCAGCGTAAGCAATAGCAGTGCTCACGTTCTCGTCCAGGGAACCATCAGCGTTCACCAGGAACTGAGCGTAGTCTCGGAAACGGTAACGACTGGCGTCGCCAGACTTGGAGACGTACTGCTTCAGGTTGGCTTCAACCAGAGGCTTGGCCATACGCTGGAAGCCCATGAAGTTCTTCAGGGCAGACTGTTGCTGTCCAGTGAAGGACTCAACACCAGCGAACTCTGCCAGCTTGACAGCACCAGTACGAACGGCAGTAGCGAAGTCTTTCACCGAAGCCAGCGGCTTCTTGGTGTCACCTTCTTGCTTGGCCGGAGACTGTTGGAAGAAGGCACCTACAAGGTTGGTGTCCTGATAGTCCTGGCTTGCCAGCGGCTTACCACGAACTTCTGCACCTTCACGGATTGCAGTCAGTTCACCAGTTTCGACCTCGGGAACAGGTTCCGCCTGGACCGTCTCAGCTTCCTGGGCAACAGCCTCTTCGGATACCTGAGCGGTAGGCTCTGCTACCGGGGTCACCTCTTCAGCTACAGGAGCAACTTCTTGTTCCTGGGCAATGGTCTGCTCTTGAGCAACCTGTACAGCGTTGGTCAGCGGACCAGCATTGATCAGTGCTTGCAGGGACTCAGCAGTACGTGCCAGTGCAGTAGCTTCCATCGCTACAGCATCACGCAGCTTCTGAGAACCTGCGAACACTCGCAGACCTTTGGCCGACTGAACCTGACGGGGAGTCATACCCTCGGGAGCAACTTCCCATACACCAGTCTCCTGGTTCGGGATGATGTTGATGAAGTCCTGAGTACCTTGGACCTTCTCGAAGGCATCGCTCAGTGCAGCGAACTTGGACAGGCGGGTATCAGCGAAAGCACGCAGCTGGTCTACCTGAGCGGTAGCAGCTTCGATGTTCCCGTTGGACAGGGCCATACGCACAGCATTGCGGTACTGGGGAATACCCTTGAAACCATCACCACCAACTTCGATGTCGGTACGGACGCCGGACAAACTCTTCAGTTCATCCATGGCTTCCTTGGCTTGAGCGAAGCTACGAAGTGCAGTGCGGTATTCAGGAGACAGGCCGTTGGATTCATCCGAAACCATGGAAGCAATCTGCTCACTGGTCAGGCTGTCCGGGTTGGTCATGGTCAGAGTGATGACCTTCTCAGCAGCTTCCGGGGAAGCGGGAGCCTGGGCAACCAGTTCCTCTACTTCCGGGGCAGTAGGTGCTGCATCGGTATGCAGACGTTGGATGGCTTCACGAGTAGCCTTCAGACGTTGGTTCAGTTCCTTGAGTTCTGCATCATCCTGGGCACGAAGTTCGGGAGTATAGGCAGCAGCCTCTTCTTCCAGACCACGGATTGACTCGATCTGAGCCTCCAGCTGAGTACGTTCTTCGGGAGTAGCTTGCTCCAGTTGAGCTTCACGTTGTTCACGGGCAGCAACCAGACGGGCAACACCTTCTTCACTGGCCAGAGCTTGGACACTTTCGATGTCCGAAATCTGCTTGGCCAGATCCTGTTCGATGGTGTCAGCCTGAGCAATGACGGACTCACGTACTTCGGGAGTATCGTTCTTCAGAACTTGCTCATGCAGCACACTCACCGCACCAGCCGGGTTGTAGTTCTCCGACTCGATGTTGGTCAGGTCTGCAATGTCACCAGTTTCACGGGCAGCAGTCACAGCTTCCCGGTCAGTGATGGCTTGTTCAGCCTTGGACTTAGCCTTGGAAGAACCACGTACTGCACGGCCAGCGATGTTCAGAGAACCGCCGACAGCTGCACCAATGGCAGCACCTTCAACGATCTCTTCGATGCTTGCATCGTCCAGACGAACCTGGGCTTCACCGTAGGTCTGATAGCCTTCGGTCACACCCTCACGGGCACTGGAGGAGAGAGTCGAACGGATCAAACCAGACTCACCACGAATACCACGCAGCATGCTCAGGTCACCGACCTGCTCGGCCATGGCCAGAGATGCAGCGAATGCACCCATCTTCAGGCGGTCTTCTTGATCCGGCAGCTGACCATCGTTGGCTTCGGCGTATTCACGGTAGCCTTCGCGAAGTTCATCAGCAGCGTAGCCGACGTTGGTAGCTACACCCAGCGGAGCGGATACAGCAGCGGCAGCCAGTTGAGGGGCGTTCTCCACGGTGTACTCAGTGACAGCAGCTGGGTTGGTAGCAGTACCAGCAACAGCACCGGCTACGGTCTGAGTTGCACCAGCAGCACCGGACAGAAGAGCATCCAGGATCTCACCACGTTCCAGTTGTTCACCAGATTCACGCAGCAGAGCTACGCCCTGTTGGGTACGCTCAGCGATATCGCGGCTCATGGTGTCACGATCAGTGGTATCGACAATCGAAGAGATGTCGAAGAAGTCCTGCACTGCCTTACCGGCATCACGCAAACCTTGAACACCGATCAGTCGATCACGCATGGTTTGTTGAACGCCGTCTTCGCCAGCAGCAATCTGGTTCAGGATGGCGTCGTCACCTTCCAGCGGGTTACCGGTGATCTCCCGGTTGTAAGCCTGAATGGCTTCCTCGGAAACACCAGCTTGCCCCATCTGAGCAGCGAAGTTCAGGGGAAGGTTGGCCAGTTGACCGGCTACTCGGGAAGTACCCGAAGCCAGGGATGCAGCCAGGTTGATGGCACCGGTGCCGGTAGCGCCAGGGGTGATACCCATCTTGCCCACCCAGGACTCTTCAATGTTCCGGCGCTTCTGTTCTGCCATCTCGTAGATGTTGAACTGCTTCTGAGTACCCTTCATCGGGAAGGAGCTACCCAGATCAGCGAATGCAGAAGGATCGAAGGCTGGTGCAACACCAGCCTCCGCGTCCAATCTCGCATCCAGGAAAGAATCGAGATCAAAGTCAGCCATCAGAAGTTCCTTTTAAGCAATCGGTCTACCGTATCGTTGGGGTTGATACTAACACCCTTTTTCGCCTTTGCCGAGTTGATTACTTTATAGTTGTTTACCAGTTTGTCGTTTTCCAGTTTGGACATCTCCTTTAGGAAGCTATCCCGCACCGTGTCTGCATCCTGAGCCATCTGCTCCATACCTTTGTTGCCGAGCAAGTCCTGTAGGTTCTTCAGGTAGCTCTTGGCATCGTTACGAAGCCAGGAATCAGCATCAGTGGAGGCAGCAGCAGCAGCGATCAGCTGGGACGGCACCACGATCTTCCGGCCACCATCGGTAGTCATACCGTTGGTAGACCATTCGATCAGAGTGTCGGCAACCAGACGACGTTCCGACTCCGGCATACCGTTCTTGCCCAGCTTCTCCACCGTCTTGGTGACATCTTCCAGCGGAGTCTTGCTCGGCTCAACGAACGGGTTGCGGGCAACCTCGGTTTCGTAGTTCTTGGTCAGCTGCTTCTGGACTCGACTGAGTTCGGCATTGACTGCGGCCATCTGGTTTTCAGCCTTGGCAGCATCTTCCGGTGCCAGGGAGTCCATACCCTGCATGATCTCCAACTGCTTCACACCACGTTGGATAGCAGCAGGGGAAGCACCGCTGTCGGTCAGTGCCTTGACCAGAGCCTGCTTCTCGTTGGTAGCAGAGAGGTTCGCAGACAAACCAGACGATTGAACTGCTTCCCGGTAGGTAGCTTCCTGGTCAGCATCCATCTGAGTAACGTCCGGCATGCCGGTTTCATCAGTGGGCAAACCTTGCTCCTTACCGATATCCCGCAGGAGTGCGTTGGCGGTATCCCGACTTTCACGGTACTGGCTTGTGATCTCCAGTACAGCACTGTCAGCCAGCTTGTTGTCGTTCCGCTCACGTGCAGCGTCTTGCCGAACTTCACGTTGGTACGCCAGATTCTCTCGGCCAGCAGTCATGGACAACTGGTGGGATTCCGCAGCACGGTCAGCAGCAGCCTGAGCACGCTGTTCACCAGCAGCACGGTACTGACGCTGCATCAGGTTGTCCTGGACACCGGCCAGTTCTTTACGGATCTCGCCCTCGTTGATCAGCTGACGTTCAGCCAGGATTGCATCGACATCCCGACCACGGCCTTGAGCAGCCAAGGTACGGAGTTCGTCTACAACCCCACGCTGATCTACTTCAGCCTGCTGATCCTGGAATACCTGCTGTGCAGCAGCATCCTTCTGGAGGGTCTGCCTCCGGTTGAGGATTGCATCGCGGGTTGCAGCACGGTCCAAGCGCATGCCCAAAGCGTCACGCTGACCGGCCAAACCAGCAACGAAATCAGGGTCTTGGAGTTGGGCCAGGTCAGCCGAAGCAACCTGATCCAGATAATTTTGCGTGTTGGCTTCACGCTGTACACCGGCATTCGCCACGGCCATCTCTTGCTGTTGCTTGATGATGTCGCCGAGCGAAGCCAGTGCAGATTGGACACCGGTAGTCCCGGCAGTCATCGAACGAGCACTGCCGGGGGTTACCGTTGCACCAATGTTACGCCAAGTGATAGGCGGCATTAGCGAATCCGATTCCGTTCCATGTACTTGTCTACGGACTCATACGCACCAGCGTTAGAGGCCACCCGAGCACGTTGACGATCTTCCATCTGGGTATTGATGGATTGACGTTGAGCACCGAAGTTCAGGTCGAACTGACGACGGCTCTCTGCCAATTGGTCTCGTGCAAACTTCTCTTGGCGTTTGCCAGCTTGCATGCCCATCAGGGCTTGGCCGATTCCGAGTGCGGGCATTACCCAGCCACCGGTACGGGCACCAGATTCGGATACACCACCGAACATGGATTCCTGGTTGAAGAATCCGCCGAAGCCAGACATCAGATTGGCCAGTCCCTGGGCAGGAGCAGCTTCTGCGCCCACGTTGATGCTGGGCATCTGAATGTTGGTCTGGGGTCCACCCAAACCAAAGGAGCCAAGAGTGGACAGGTCCAACTCTACTCCGAAGGGGTTGTTGCTATACGGATACGCCATAGCCGTTCACCTCGTTGATGGTTTCATTGATATCAGGGAGGGTGAGCTTGGTTGCAACGAAGTGTTGTGCCACATCCAAGCTTGCCGCCCCTATGTTGCCAGTATGGATTGTTCGCTGGAAGAAGTCTCCTGGGGTTTCCCCCGGAATGATTGCCGGGGACATATGCATTACGTCCAGCGGTCCAAGGAGAGGGGTTTTACCCAAACCAAGTTCCTTAGCAGTTTCGTCCAGTCCCGCCATCATATCATCGAAAGTAGCCAACTCTGCGGAGATGTCCTTCATCAACTGAGCCATCTCAGCCTGGAAATCCTGGGATGCAGTCTTGGCCATATTAGAACTGATAGCCATAAGGTTCTCACTCCAGGTGGCTTCGGTACTCATACCGTAAGCACTCACAGCCATGAGGAGAACAGCAGTCAGCAGACCCAGTTCAGCACCTACGGTCTTCACGAACAACTTCACACCGTAGTCGATGGCGATAGCAGTAACGACCATCTGTAGAATAGTGATAGCCAGTGCTGTAGCACCAAGTGCAGCTGCTGCCATGATGGTTTGCCATGCCTGTCCGAGAGTGAACACGGTCACCACAATAGCTACTGCAATCAAGATGATCTTGAAGAAAGTGCTGGAGTACCAAGGAGCCTTGATAATGGTCAGGGTATTCACGCACATGTGCAGAGCACGAGCGAGCAACTTCTCCTTACCTCGTACAGACAGCTGATCCACGATGGCTTTATCCAACGGGAACAGCAATTCCTTGGCTCCTGGACCAGCTACATGCCCTTTCTTGTGGGTAACCCGATAGTGCAGCTGCGGGTTGAAGATGGTCACCTCTTCATACACAGCATCCAATACTTGCTTCTGATATCGGTAGGCAGGCTGAATAGTGGATAGCAAACCAGAACTGTTCTCTGCTGTCAGTTGCTTGCCAGTGAACTTACCTACTGGAGCTACCTTGCCAGTCTTCCGTTCAAACTTGATACCGGAATAACTGAAGTCCATTCCGAAATGCTTGTCCTGAATGGTGATCACCTGGTCTAGAGCATTGGAATAGTCACCGAATTTGTCGGGCAATCCTTGTGCTTTTTGCCGTTGCCTGATGCCATTGTGATAAAGCCAGGCACAGTATTCGAACAGGTAGTTCTGGTCGTACTGCTCCTCAGAACCTGGGTTGACTCCCATGAACAGGATGGACTGTTGAACATCCTGCAAGTTGGGGTCCAACTGAACAGTATCCATCAGCTTCTCATAGTCAGCCCCCAAATAGCGGCACCACTTCTTGCAGTCCCAGAATGCTTTAGCGCCCTGGGCTTGAGCAGGTAGCTTGTTGAAATGGAAATACGCCCACGGGTAGTAAGTACCTGCGGCTTCGTACTTGATGGTGAACACTCCATCGATATCCGGGTAAGTTCCACTACCCTGCTTGTATGTGAAGAAGCCCACAGTGCCATTGCTTCGCCGGAACCGAACTTGGTGGTAGTCCGCTTCCAGATCCATGAGCATATCGATTCGATGAGTACCTTTCTGGATTACACCATTTGAGTCCTTCCACTCATAGGTGATGATCACGTAATCCGTAGTGTTGGCCGACTGCTTGTAAGGACTCTGGTTTGCATACTGACCCATACCCCCAACTGTGTTGTAAGGCCGGGAAGGGGTTACACCAGAGAGAGGGCTGAAGCCCCAGTTCTCCAACAAACCAAGGGTAAACACGTCCTTGTTCCAATCCAGAGTGTCCTTGGAGTAATAAGGCACTATGTCATACAGGTATACCTGTCCACGGCCAGCTTCCAAACCAGGAAGTCTATTGGTCACCGGGTTCCATTGCCACAGACGGATGCACTCGGTGTAGGCCCAATGGATGGAGTTCAGTGCCCCATAGTTGTTGTAGTAGGTAGTGATCGGTCCCTCACTTCTGGCGATGGTTTGAGCAACGATCTGCCGTGCATCAATGCCACTGAGGATCTTGCTCTGGGGCATACCCCAGAAGTAGTCATTGGACTTTGCCCAGTTGTACCCGACATCCGCACGGATGCCCAAACTTCCCGAAGTCTGCTCCAGCATGTATTCGACGAGATCATCACCAGCCATGATTCCTTTGATGATCCCCGACTTAGGGGAATCAGGAATCGATGCCTCTTCGAATACACGTTGAACGGTGGTATTCACAATCACCTTCTTCTTTACACTGAAGATTCCCATATTCGCCTCATGAAAAAGGGGGACCGAAGTCCCCCTAGTGTACACCTAACTGGTTAAGCCCCTGCACCAGTGAGCAGCTTGTTGATAGCCCTCCCGATGTTCGGGTCGAACAGACCGTTGGTCTGGTCAGCCACAGTACCTTCGTCGGTAGTACGACGAACGTTCCAGGAGTCCACCAGGATCTTCGCAGCCTTCTGTTCAGCATCCCGTTTGAACCCTTCGGACTGAGCAAGGTACAGAGCCTTCTGCCGACCAATGACAGAATCCGGATCAGTACCGGAAGCAACAGTCTGTGCCCGCTCGGTATTGGTCTTCTGCTGAACCAGTGCAGTCTGTGCAGTGGTACTCAGCTTCTGTTCCATGGTCAGGTCGTACTGAGCCTTGAGCAGACACTCCTGGGCAACCAGGTTAAGCAGTTCCTGCTTCGCATTGAGGATCTGCTGTGTCAGTTGCTCAGCCTGTTTCAGAATGACCGTGTTCTGCGATACCAGGTTCTTGGTTTCCTGGTCCACACGCTTGGTAGTTGCCTGTACTTGCAGGTCTTGGAAACCTTGACTGGTGATCTCAGCATCCAACTTACGGATCTGAGCAGCAGGCATCTTGGTCTGCTCTTGGGTCAACAGGTCTTGGAAACCAGCAGACTTGATCTGCGACTCGGGTAGCTTGGCTTGTTCCAGAGTCAGCTTGACCTTGGCCTTGATCAGTTCAGCGTCGTGCTCTTCCTTCTCGATCTGCTTATCCAGCAACTCACCTTGTTTCTCGGTGAGTTTGATCTGAGCTTCGATCAGAGCAGCCTTGTTGGCTGCTTCATCCTTCTGAAGCAGGAAGACCACAGCATTCTGAAGAATGGCTGCGATACCTGCGGAGAGAACCTGTCCGTACTCCTGGTCTTTCATCCGACCTTTGGAGCGTTCCTCAGACAGGTGATTCCGCAGTGCCTGCATCAGCTGATCGAACGCACCTTCACCGGTGATCTTGACCTCGGTCAAGTCCTTCAGTGTGATGGGTTGGGCAGCCATGGCTTACTCCTTACTCTACCGAACCACGAGCAGCTTGTGCTTTACGCAGGTCTTCCAGTTCCTCATTGGTGAGGGGCGGAAGAACTTCGACGGCGAACTCACGAACCTGCTTGGAGGTACGGTAGGTCTTACCGGTGCTCGAATCCTTGGCGTTGTAGAAGTGCTGGTAGTGACGGGCCTTGATCATGTTGAGCAGGGCTGCTTCGACGTGCCAGTCGGTTTCGAACGGAACGCAGCGACGCAGAGTGCCCACGATGTCGTTACCGAAGGTGAAGATCTCGCTTTCCCACTCGGTCTTGTTCGGGTTGTGGCAGGTGATGCGGCAGCGAACCAGCTTGCGTGCTTCGTTACGCAGACGGCGCTTGCGTTGGTTCGGGGTTTCGGCTTCTTCGGCGGCAGCGGCCAAAGCAGTGGGTTGCGGGATGGCGGATTCGGACACTTCTTCTTCCTCGTCTTCTACGGTGTTGCCTTCGATGGCAGCATTGACCATGGCACGGAGCTTGTCCACGCCGGTGTTGGAACGGAACTTCAGACCCAGTTGGGTAGCACGTTCTTGCAGGACTTCCAGTTCGGAACGCTGCGGCAGAGAAGCCGGATCTTCTTCGGTGGGATCTTGGACTTCGTTGTTCAGGGCGTTGTCGAGAGACATGGTTTGATTCCTCTGGGCGGAGTTAAAAAAGGGGAGGTTTCCCTCCCCTCCAGCCTACCTTACAGGCGGGCTACGGTCTTGATCAGCGCGATCCATTCCGGACGGTACACCATGAAGCCGTAGTACCACTTGATGGACATGAAGCCCATCTCGCCGTAGGGATCCAGGCGGTCAGCAGTAGCTTCGCCGGGCTTCTTGTTGTAGATCTTGAACTTGACGTTCTTGCCATCGGTCTGGAAGCCGACAGTGGTGAACGCTTCGGACGAGATCACCAGCATCGGGAAGATGCTGTACTTGTCGTTGAAGTCATGGTAGCCGTCGGCGGTCGGATCGACTGCCTTACCGGCTCCCTGCCAGTGCATCATCTGCGGGTTGATGATGATGCGGAACTGGTCGATTGCACCGATCTCGCCGATGAAGGTGTTGCCGCCGGCAGCGTACTTCTCGATGGAGATGAACGCCGGATTGCCGTGGTTGTCCTTCATGGCTTTCAGGGTCGGGATCAGTTCACTGCCGCAGTACAGCGGACGGCAACCCGGAATGGTGCGGGTGTCGATCATCCGGGTACCGGTGATCATCTTGGTGCCCTTCGGGGCGCGGTTGTTGTCCAGGTCGATGTTGAGGCGCATCAGGGAGTCGTAGGTGACTTCCGTGGTGGCATCCACTTCGCTGTCCTGGGTAGCTGCGCCCGGATAACGGACGACGCCGGCGCTGTTCAGCAGATCGATCTGGAGCAGGTCTTCGGTCATCTCGTTGGCGCCTTTCAGCATCTCGCGCCCAACGTGCATGTCCAGTTCTGCATCGCTATCGAAGTCCAGCGATTCCTGAGTGTACTCACGGAAGAAGCCGTACTTTTCCAGCTTGCCTTCGAGCAGAACACGCTTGAAGCCAACACGGTTCACACGACCGCCGACTTCGGTGAGGGTCGGCATCTTGCCGACGATGGTGCCCACGTCACGGCTCGAACCATACAGGTTGCCGTTGGCGATGGTGGCGCCGGAAGCGTCGATACCCTGGTCGTTGATGTTGCGGTCGTCGAGCAGCGGGATGTAGTGCATGCGGACGATCTTCTTGCCGTAGTGTTTCGGCATGCCGAAGACGGAAGCCAGCTGACCGAAGTACGCTTCTTTACGGGCGTCGATCAGAGCTTGTTTCATCCAGTATTGGGTCTGCGTTTGCGGACCGATACTGGACTCTACCCCGCCCGCAGGGTCGTTGTACTTACCGGGCTTGTACGGATCTGGAGCGGCCATTGCTCATTTCCTCTTTCAGTTGCAGTTCAGTGAATATATTTGAAGTGTTGTGCCGGATGCTTCTCGAACTCTTCATCCGACATATCAAGCGGGTTGTAGTTTGCCTGAGTTTTGCGTGGAGTGGAAGAAGAAGTAGGAGCAGCTGCACGTTTGCGAGCATTAACTGCCGCACTAGCAGGTTTAGCACCAGCAGTAGTGACCTTAACAGGAGCAGCGGGAGTTTTCACTACCTGAGCATTGGCCGCAGCTTGTTCGATAGCAGCGAAAGCTCCTTGCTTCTGAAGTTCTTCACCAACTTGCTGGTAAACCTGCAAGTACGGGGCGTTGCTAACTCGCGGATCCAGAACTTTGCGACGGTTAACTTCGGCATCAATGATGTCGAATACACCGTTGCTCATTTGGCTTTCCATGTAACCCAGAATAGCAGGGTTCTCAGAGAGCCACTTCTTGGATTGCGAGTCGAATGCCTTGGCAGTGTTAACTACACGAGTGTAGTGCTGCGAATGTTGGATGGAATCCAGTGCATCCGACATTGCCTCGGCAACCGGATCGATTTGAACAGCCTGGGGCTTATAGCCTTCGACTTTCTTCTCATCGATATCCAGCGGATCTACCCCTGCACTTTTGGCCAGGGCAGCAATCGCTTCCGGCTTCTTGTGCTTGAGCAAATCCAAGATCTGCCCCACTGCTTCAGGAGATGCCAGGTCGGCGTCCTCCAACTGTCGCAGCAGAGCGAGATGCGGCTTGAGTGCCTGCATCTTCTGGTTGTAGTTGGCACCCATCTGGATCAGACGTTGTGCCTCCTCCGCGTTCTTCACCTGGATCTCTCGACCGTTGGCTTTGAACGGAGCAAGGATGGTATCCCGGAACTTAACTACATCCGCATCGGGAGTAGCAACTTCCTTGGTTTCCTTTTCTTGCTCACTGGCTTCGGACTTGTCGGCATCCGTAACTTCGGATTCGGCTGGCGCCTCTTTCTCGTTAGCTTCGCCGCCTTCGTCCTCGCCGGGGGTTTCTTCTTCTTCGGCTGGTTCTTCTTCACCAGCAATCTGACGACCTTGGTCTTCATCGTCGTCATCTTCTTCAGGCTGCACCTGGGCTTCGAGTGCAGCCTGTTCTTGTTCTTCAGCAGACAAACCAGCAGGAGCAGACTTCTGCTCCTCCGGTTCTTTACCGTCTGCTTCTTCGATCTGTTCACGCACCGATTCGAACTCGGGAAGTTCATCATCGGGCATATCGAGGAAGTCGAGATCAGCCATGGTTATTCACCTGCCTCGTCTGCTTCGGCTTCAGCCTCCAGCAGATCACGTTCGTAGACTTCGATGGCACCCTTGGCTTGTTCAGCACGACGTGCCAGGTTCATCAGGAAGTCACGGAAGGAAGAGATGGCTTCGATGTCCCGGAGGTTGGCTTCGGCCATACCTTGGTTGGACATGTCACTACGACTGTGAACCAGGCGGATGGCTTCTTCTTCCAGATAACCATGACTGACTACCAGTTGGAAGTCGGCGTTCTTACGCAGACGATCCAGTGCTTCACCAGCTTTGATGTGGTCCTTCAGTTCCTGGACACTGACTTGAATCTCTTGAATGGTCGAATTCATTTCGTTTCTCTCTGGTTAAGTGGACAGAGCCACCGGGTAAGGGTGGCTCTAATATACATAGTTAGTTTATCGTTTGGAAGTCCTGGCTACAGTTGCCTCTTCATTGCGGCGGACTATGGAATCCAAGAGTCTTCCCTGTGCTTGTGCATCAGCTTGTACCCTCGTCTTCTCCAGTTCACGCTCTTGGGTTACACCAGACTCACGTTCCACGAAGTCCAGGTCTGCAAGGTCCGCTTGACTACCCAAAGCACGAGCCTTTTGCCCTTCAGTGCCAGCTTTGCTGGTGTTGAGGTAACCAGTACTTGCAGCTTGCTGAGCCTTGGCCAGAGTTTCCTGTACCTGTGCTTCCAGCAGAGCAATCTCCAGTTCAGCCTTACGCTGAGCAATCGGATCCGGTTCGGGCTGGTACTTACGGATGCGGTGTGCAAGATCCGGCATCTTCTTCAGTTCAGCGATCTCCGAAAGGATCAACTGATTCATACCCCATTCCAGGTTCGGACCCATGGTTTGCAGCATGAAGCTCAAGTCGGCAACCTTGGCGTTGTCTTCTTCAGCCGTGCTGATACTTAACCGCAAGTCGAACTCACCGGCGAGATCATCACGACGAACAGTGACGAAACCTTCGTTGGTGATACGAATGACTTCTTCGTCATCCAGGAACTCAGCGTTCATTGCAATGACGCGGCGACCAACTTCGATCAGGCAATCACTCAGCCTACGAAGGATACCGAGTTCCCGCTTCGATGCAGCATCCAGTGCACCACGGATGCCAGTAGCTGTATCCCCCAATGCTTGACCAGAGATGCCGGTGTTGAATGCTTTCACACCAGTCATCGACTCAGCTTCCAGTTGCTGCTGGTTCAGCATGTACTCAGCAGAACGGGGAATCTCCTGGAAGGTATGGGTGTAGATCGCAGTAGCAGGGTTGTTTCCTGGGTTGAACTCGTAGGTTTCACCACGTTCGTACCGACGACGGTTGGTGATATCGAGTGCCCCCTTCTGGAAACCAACTTGACCATTGGCCGACTGAGCCATGATGTCGATCATCCCCCGAGAGATGGCACCGACGATCTTCTGGTTGTCGATCAGCAACGAACCATCACTGTCACCGTACACACTGTCCTTCACAGGCAGGTATGCAGCAACAACGTAGGGGATCTTACCATCCGGGAACGGGTTCAGTTCCAGACGGATCAGAACCTGACCTACCCAAGTTGCGACAATAGAGTGCAACTCACCATCACCATGAATATCGTAATATCCCCAATACTCATGCACCACAAGCCTCTTACGGGAGCGGTCAGCAAAGTCGAAATTGCGAACACTTTCTGACCCAGTGGCGTAGTCAGGTTGGGAGAGTATGTCAGAGTTCTGTTCATTGATTTTCTCCAGGTTGCTGTAGCGACCATCAGCCTTTAGCTCAGCATAGGAGCTTTCGAAGGATTCAACCACGAACTTCGCTTTGTTCATATCACCGTTGCAAGACGGATCGATGACAATGTTGCGGAAGTCGCAGACCTTCAGAGTCGGCTGGTTGACGATGGTCTTCTGGACCTTCACCTTCTCGCTGCCATTTGGTACAGCGATGTAGGGAATGCCGTCACTTTCATAGTTCTCGAAAGCGACACGAAGTTCCTCGGGCAACTCGGGATATTCGGAAGGACTCTCTGCTTTCAGCTGAGCAATCTCTTCCATGGTTTGCTGTGCAGTGGGATCCTCGAACAGAGCATAGGTGATCTTCACCTCTTCCACTTCACGAGTACGGAAATCCCAGCCAGTCTTCACGATGGCCGTACCTTCGTTCACCGCTGCACGGACAAAGGAGTCAATGAACTTCTGCTTGTTCAACCGGTTGTTGAACTGATAGTTCAGAACCATCTGGTTCTGACGAGCAGCTTCCACATCCTCCCAGGTAACCGGCTCAACGTTGAACACATTGGGACTGGAGAGGAATGGTTCACTCAGGGAAGCATAACGCCACTCGGCTTGTTTACGGATCAGCTTCGGTTGAACCTGGGAACGACCTTTCGGTGCCCTGGCTTTACCTTCACCGGTTCCGTGCATGTAGTCTAGCCACTGCTTGATCTTGGAGATCTGAGCTTCGGCTACCTGCTTGCCATCATCGAAGTCCTGCTTCAATTGCTTCAGGTCTGGTGCATTGCTCCAGTCCGGTTGCAACTTGGCAGGCGCTGTTACCTCCTGGGGAGGTAGCTCATTATCTTGATTCATCATCCACTCCGAAGGAGATCAAATGGAAATTAAAGCGCTGTGCGAGGACTTTATCATGCCTACCCGTGGTAGTGATACCGCAGGAGGTTTCGACATCTACATGCCCGAAGCGGGCGAAGCCAAGATGAACACGGACAAACTTGTTCCGTTGGGATTCTCCACTGCTATTCCACCTGGCTTCGTAGCATTGCTACTTCCCCGTTCGGGGGTCGGTGCCAAGATGGGTGTGCGTCTCCGCAACACTTGCGGGGTAATCGATGCGGACTATCGTGGGGAATGGATGGCGAAGATCCTGACCGATGGTCCTGACTTCAAATGGGAGAAGGGTGATCGCGTACTTCAGTTCGTGATCGTCCCGGCCTATACCCCTGAACTCCAGCTGGTGGAAGAACTTCCTGAAACCAGTCGAGGTGAAGGTGGGTTCGGTAGTACCGGCAAAGCCTAAAAGAAAAAGGGGAACCGTCCTGGTTCCCCTTCACCCTTACGCCCAGCCTCCCCGTCGCACCGGATCCACAAATCCGAGGGATCCATTGTGCAAACTCAGTGCCTCCAGATTGGCACACTCCGACTCATACATCCTTGCGTAGTTCACTCCTTCGAGTGCAGTGTTCTCCATGAAACCAATAGGTGTCTGGAAACGCGACGCAACGAAGTAGGTCAGAGCTTGTTTGTGAGTATAGGGAAGATCAACTGGAATGCAAGCCCAGTCTTCCATCACATCCTCGCACACGATCTGACTTCGAGGTGCTTTCCTGTACTTTAATGTCAGGTGTTTGCCTGGAATGTACGAGAACAGGTCGGGATCAATCTCCAAGATGTTATCTTGTGGGAAAGAGACGGACCAACAACTACCAGTGTTGATATCGTACTCCCTTCCCTGACAATCCTTGACCGACTCTACCTTCAGGATAGATCGAGGGAACAGCTTGTCGTGTTCCATCTCGATATACTGAACGATCCCTGGTTTGGCACGGTTACCCTTCTGCCTTTCAGGAACCAAGTGATACCGATAGGTATCCTTCAGCATCTCTACCCGGATAGTACCGGTCTTGAGATCGAATCTCTTGTGGAGTTCCAGGACTCCATCGTTCACAGCCCGAGCGATCTTCGGAATGAAGACCGGGTTGAGCTTGTGCGTCTCACCATCCACCACATGGATGTTGGACAATTGGAAGTCAACGAGTTCGTTGACTACCTCTTTCAGTTTGAATGTCATACCAAGTAGCTCTCCCGCCAGGAATAGGATTCTTCTTCAGCTTCGCTTTCCCACATCTGCCCTTCATGGGAGTAGTGCATTGGTGCCTCTTCCGAAGGTGGAATGGGGTTCATCAAAGCAAGCTGGCTCACAGTATCGCACACGTCATCGTGCTTCGACCTGAAACCAGCAGGAGAAACCAGACTGATCTCCTCTAGGAATTCCCGCATCCACTCGTGACTCTTGAAGCCAAGAGGGAAGAACATCTTCGCAGTCTTGAAGAACGGGACCATGACCATGAACCGCTCTACCTTAGAGGTCTGAGTAGACGGACGTAGGCCTGGGGTGCCCTTGTTGTTCTGTGAAGCCAAGGTGAAGTACAACCTCCGGTTGTTCATTTCGGATTGAAGCCAGGGAATGAAACCTGCCTGCTGGCCTGAGATCTCGATACCCACACTCATGGGTCTCCACTTCTGGACCAACCTGAACAGATCATCCACGTTCTTGTCCATCAGCTGCCGTTTACAGATTCCGTCTACCCAGTACCAAGACTGGTTTGCAGCAAGTGCCCAGACACTGATCACACTGTAGTCAGCGGCAGTACTGGCAGACACAGCGAAGTCTGTCGTGATGTAGAAGTTGAAGTTGTTCTTGTTCCGGGTAACCGAGCCGTGGTCATACCACTGCAACTCGTTGTCCTGAATCAGACGGTCTTCATCCGACATGATTCGCAGCATCAGTTCTTGGTTGAACGTGTCGATCTTCCCTGCTTTGAGTGCGGCCTCGTACTTCTTCTTCACGAAGTCATACGTGAAGCGGTCAGGCCATGCACCCCTGAAGTCCTTCTCCGAGCAAGGGAACTTCTCGCACACAGGGTAGACGTTCACCTTCCAGGCACCGGACTCCACTGCTTTGTACAGAGGATCCTTGGCGTTAAACGGTGTACCTGACCAGATGATCATGTTGCGGGTTGGGTGCAGTGCGTAATCCACCGCCTTGTATACCGTGTCTTCGATAGACGCGATCACAGTAGGCGAGCGAGCATCTTCGTCCGAAACCAGGTCATCGAGAACCGCAAGTTGCGGACGCTTACCCATCTCCTTCGCACCACGGACACCGGTCTTGGCACCGTAGCCTTTGACGATGAAGATGTTCCCTTCAACGTTGACGAACTTCCACCGGATATCGGTGAACTCTGTACCGCCACCAGGAGGCAGGAACTGCTGCAAGAAAGCACTGTTCTCCCAGCGGTACTCCAAGTTCTTCCGCATGTTCTTGACCCCGTTGTCGATGGAGTCGGATACATACAGAGCAAGGTCTACCTTCCCGAAACCAGGAAGATCACCGTAGACCCCGAGGTACAGGAACAGGTATTCCCCCATCAGAGTGGTCTTGGCTGCACCACGGAAAACCATGTTGGCAATCCGTCGTTCACCACTACCCACCTGGTCCAGCATCCGGTAGTGCAACACCGGAGTCTTGTTCTCCTCGCCTTGTCCGCCGTTCACCAACTTGATGAACTGCACGAACTCAATGGCGAACAAACCAGGAGTGTAAGGTAGGGCGTAGTCATAGCAGACAGAGTTCAACCACTTCTCTACCGTGGGTGCCTCCTTCTCCATCTCCGTCTCGGCGTAGTGATCACTGATGGCTTTGCTCAGTTTGTCCACACCAATGTTGAAGATGTTGTCTTCATCTACACTCATTGAATGATCTCCGCATCTTCAGCTTGTTCGAACACAAGCTTACGTTCTGCTGCTTCCCGTGCAGTGATCTGGTTGCTGGAGATCATCCGCTGTTCCATCTCAGCCAGTGCAGCAACGTTGGCTCGCAGATCCTGGAGAAGACTGGACGTACCAGCAGACACATCAATCTGAAGCTTGGTCTTCTCCGGTGCCTTCAGGTGAGTGAGCAGACTGTTGGCTGCTTCACACCGAACCTTCTCCGAAGTGGCAGTCATCATCAGTTCAGCCTGAACGTTGATCGCCTTCTGATAGATGTCAGCATTCAGAACGTGAGTCGGGATCAGTGTCTGTTCCAGGATCAGGTTCACCAGCTTCGACTTGTTGTACGCACTGACGTAGCTGGCGATGTCCTTCGATGCATAGTTCTGCATCGTCCACCGCTGAATCTTGTCGGGGAAGGTTCGGCTGAATGCATCGATATTGGTGCAGCCCATCAGCTTGTGGCTGACGTACTTCACCGCATGGATGTACCCATCCAGCTTGAACTTACCCTCGTTCATCACATGTGTGTAACCGAGCAGGTTGTCCCGGTAGGCTTCACACATGTCGGGGTCAGCAAGCATCCCGTTCAGAGTATTCATGATCTCCGGGGTGATAGACCCACGGAGCTTCTCCGGCAAGGACTTCTTGAATTGGTCTGCCGTCAACTGAGTGATCGGCTGTGCAGGTACAGCAGCTTGAGTCATGATAGAACCTCGGTTATGTATAGGTTGAACCTAGCATAACACACAGATCAAACCAAGGAGATACACCTATGGCACTCGTCAACCTGACAATCCCAGACGAAGACCTGATTGAGTTCGTTCACTTCAGGTGCAGGAGAAATAAATACTATAAGGAGGGATTACGCCTACCCCCTCTGTACAGCTGCCGTTCGGTGGAGAGGTATCAGAAGACATACGGGGGCTTGGGCGGTGATGCCACCACAGCACTGTACATAGCAGCAAGGCAACGTGGCTATGTTAAGTACTGAAGAATCAGCTGAACTGATGTACCGAATGTTCCATATCATCAAGATGTACAAAGAAAACCATACAGATGAATCGAACAGGCTCTACCGTATATTCATGCATGACTTGGATAACAAAGTACCTGGGATGGCTAGGTATGAGGTAGTGGACTACATCTACTCACTGGACGTGACCACGACATGACTGACTATGAACTGCTCAACTGTCTCGCACCCTACTTCTTCTCCCGCAAGAATCTCGGTGTACTGGCTTCGAAGTACAATAAGGAGGGACACGCCAAAGAAGTCGAAAGGCTGAGGAATAATGCCGGCTACCTACTCTCCGCGATATTGAAGAAGTATGGGATCCGCTACATGAAATTCAGGAGTCTAGAAGATGCCTTCTTTAATAGGATCTGAAGAGAGAACTCTGTACATGAGGATGGCTGGTTTCCGCCTCCTCTACGTAGAGGTTCTTGCGCATAAGCACAGGAAGGAACGTCGAGTTTATGGACGTGATAACTTTCAACAGGAAGCCATCAGACAAGAACAGATGATCACCAATAATTTCTTCCATGGAGACTGGAACCAAACAGTTAGACTGTTGAGGGAGTTGGACAAGGAAGGTCTCAATGTCTGACCCCACCCCAAGAGAAGTTCTAATGCATTATGCCTACCTAACCTTACTAAGCCGCAAGGCTACCAAGGAAAGGAACTGGGAAGAGTGGTATAGCATATCTGGTTTCCAGGTGGCATTAGAGAAGTGTCACAACTTCACAGTTAACCACTACGATCTCCGTGAAGTCATAAGGGATTTATCAACATGACCGACATTTGGATGTATCAAATAAAAGCAGCGATTGGCTACTGCTACGGGAGGGTGATGGAGCAAAAGCATCTCAAGGAGTTTGGCTACACAGAATCTAATGACTACACCTCTGAATATACTGAGGCATTACCAACTAAAACCTCTGTATACCTGTGGAAGGAGGCCAGAAAACACTTGAAGGAGTAAACCATGGAACCAACAGAGCAACACTACACATACGCATTCAGCAGTCTACTGATGCGCAAGTATCAGAAAGAATCCGACCGTGCTAATGCAATGAGTATCCGTAATAAGAATATCCAGTTGTTCCTCAAGGCAGAACTTACTGGCAATTTCCCATGGCTTAAGTTGTACAGAAAACTGGACACCATCGTATGAATACAGATCTAAATCCCGAATTGCTCAAAGGCGTCTTCACCAGAGTACTGGTTCGTAAGTACAGTAAGGAAGATTGCAACAAGAAGGCCATGCTACTAAGCCGTAAGATTGCCCAGGAGATCTGGCCCAACTTCGTTAAAAGAGATTGGGACCATCACCTGGTAGTAGTGAGAGGAATCGTATGATGCAAATACCCACTGGCATAGTACAGGGTGACCGATGCAAGGAGGAGTACCTTCTTCATGTAGCTACCCATCTGAGGTATCAGATCCTTATGGAGAACAAGACCTTCAAGGAGCAAATACCAAATGTGGAACCCGAGTATCGATCCTACCCAAAGGTGACAGCGGATGAGTGGATATGTGTTTGGGACAGAGCAAAGGTGCGGGCATGACTCCCGAACAGAAAGAAGTGATGGTCCTCTCCACGTTCCACTACTTAGTAGACTGTAAGCACTTAAAGGAAAGGTTGCACCGCCCCACTAAATTCACTCGTATTCCCGGACCCGATCTAACCGATGATGACTGGGAGGAAGTAGATCAAATAGTAAAGGAGATGGTATGACTTACGGTAACAGTGAATCCGATGTAGCCAAGTACATGTTTATGATTATGCTCCGTTCTAAATACTTCAAGGAACACCTGATGACGAACTGGCAAGGGGCACCATATCCCTATGACCATGGTCTGAGTCTGGATACGTGGAATGCTATGCGTGACAAGGTGAACTCAATAGTATGAACGATCAGCGCTCAAGACATATTAGCAACGTACTACGTTATCTCTTGGCTCAAGAAATTCAGATCAAGCGCAGAAAAGAAAAATTACCTTGGCTTAGCGTAAGGGCTGACTACCCCTGGAGTAACTCCCTCGAAGAGGATGATTGGTCCAGGATCCAGGAACTAATGAGGACAATGGTGTGAGTGATCAAGCGCTACATGAAACCTGCCAGTACATGTACTCCTTAGTGCTGAGCTATAAGTGCAGTAAGGAAGGCGTACCCTCCTATCTGCTAGCTCATAGTGAGACACCGGACTCTCTGAATCACCTATCAGGAGCCAACTGGTTCCGTGTATGGGATGAAGCAAAAGAGATAGTCATGAAGAAGGGGACTCAATAATGGATACCTCGGAAAGTCTAAACGAGCACATTCTCCTATTGGCTTGTCGCTACATGTACTCCATCAAGCGTGAAGCCAAGTACCTGAAAGAGAACCTACCCATCGAATACAGGGTTGTCCCCAGTGGACTATCTGACAACGTGGGTCTCTATAAAGGAGTCCTGTGGGCAGATGCCTGTACTAATTTAAAGGTGTAATCATGAGACCAGGAATGATACCCACGGTGTTTCGGCACCTGTATAACATCCGCTTGTACTCTAAATACAATAAAGAAGGTTGCCCTGGCACTGGCCGTATGTTCGAGAAATTGACTGCTGACTTCAGTTCTATAAGCAGACGGGGTGTATCCTACGATGAGTGGAAGCAACTAGATGCCCATATGGATCACATGATATGAAACCAGAATTAGAAGATGAGTTTCTAAGACATACGTTTAATAGGATCCTCTATAGGAAAGCCTGGAAAGAAGACCTTCCAGGGGCTATGTGCATGTACCAGGATCTCGGAGCCACATTCACTAAGCTAAGTAACCAAGGTGTTACCCGCGAGGACTTCGAACTTGGGTGGGCACGCATAGGACGTGTAGTATGAAACCAGAAACGGAAGTTGAAATTCGCAGGTATACTTTTTATCGGATCCTCTACTGGAAAGCCCGTAAAGAGGAACTACCTAGTACCTACCGTATGTTCCAAGTTGCCAGTGCTACTTACTTTGAACTGATTGCCCAAGGCTTTTCGGGGGAGAGTATAGAAGATGATCAGAATCTTATAGGACTCATAGTATGAAACCAGAACTGGAAGCTGAAGTTCGTAGGTACAAGTTCAACCGGATCCTCTACAGGAAAGTCTTGAAGGAAGGACTGCCTGGAAACGTGTGGATGTTTCGAAACCTCAACGCTACCTTCACTGAGTTGAGTAACCAAGGGGTCACACGCGAAGATACCAACCTAATATGGAATCACATAAGGCAAATAGTATGATCATAGACCCAGCCGCATATGAGGTCGCCTTTCTTTATCTACTGAGTTCCAAGTACTACAAAGAGAAGCAGACAAACAAAGGCGACCTCCACCGAGAAACAGCAGGCCAGTTGGAGTGACCACTCAATGTCGGGGGTATGACTGTAGGTGCGTGGTCTTGTGTATGGGATCACATAGAGGTAACCGTATGAACAAAATAGATTCTGCGTATAGGTCCGTCTTCCACCTCATCCTGAGGGACAAACTCTTCAAGGAGGACAGGAAGATGGAAGCCATCAAGGCCCAAGACAAAGCCTGGGTTCTCCAGGGTGGTTTCAGTAAGGGCAACTTCAGTCCTGAAGATTGGCAGAGCATATGGATGAAAGCGGAGGAATCCGTATGAGTGATATAGAGTCTGCGTACCAAATAGTGTTCCTGTACCTATTAGGTGACAAGTACAAGAAGGAGGCATTAACAGCTGAGGGCACTGCACGTCAGGACAAAGCCTGGGATATGCAGTGGACCCTACGCACACACAGCACTACCAACATAGGCTGGGTTAAGGTGTGGGCAACGGTGGAGACAAGCGTATGAATCTGGACCCTACTGCATACAAATGTGTGTACAGCTTGGTACTTAGTGATAAGTACTACAAGGAAGAACAACTCTCCCCGGCTAACAAGTTCTTCAAGGCTGGTAGCCAAACCATGGACCAAGATGTTTCCCATTCACAATGGTTCGACATTTGGGAAGCAGTGGAGACAAACATATGAAAAATATCAGTACAGAGACCCTGGCACACACATGTGCATACCTGGCGTTACTCCAGAAGAAGTACGTCAGGGAACGTCAGTACTCCCAGAGGTCAGACCTTGCAGATGAGATTCTGCCCATCCTCCTGGAACTGAAGGCCAGGCGATTTGACCCAGCTACCTGGAGGGAGATTCACGATGCAGCAAACAGAACATACTGAAAGCAGCAAGAAGCATGGTGTATACAGGAGCATCTACCAAGCCATCCTGTGTAACAAGTACACCAGGGCAGGTCTTAAGAACCAAGAGAACGGAGCAATGAACCAGTACAGAAGTTTGTTTGTATCTCTATCAGAGGCTGGTTTGTCAGACAGCGAATGGTCCGACCTATGGGATCAAGCAATGACTGGTGGTTTAAAGAGGTGAGCACATGGACAAAGAAGAACTGCTCTACGATACCGCATACATGGCACTGCACATAATCAAGTACCGTAAGGAGTACCTGAGTGCAGAGGAGAGTGTCCTAAGCACCAGGTTCGCTGACCTAATCATCTACCTGAATGCAGATGGTTCTCTAGGTGATCACTGGAAGAGGATAATGGATTCAGTAGAGGCACAGGTATGAACAAGGATTCTGAAGTAGGGGTGAGTCGCTGTATTTACCTCGACCTCCTCATTGATAAGTTCTGGAAGGAAGGTTACCTAAACCGGGTAAATCACCTATCCAATGAGAAGTCTGCTATCTACAGATCACTTCTTAAAGGTGACCTGACCCACGATGAATGGACTGACCTTTGGGATGAGATAGCAGACAGAGTAGCAGCATAGAGGGGTTGTCTACCTATGGGAGAAGAAAAGAGATCTATCATGTGCACCAGTGCATACATTGCACTACTCGGAACCAAGTACGGTAAGGAGAACCTCTTCCTCCAACAGAGTAGGATACTGAAGAAGTTCAAGGTTCTGGATGATGAGCTACAAGCCAAGGGAGTATATGACAGTGAGTGGTTTGCTCTATGGGATAATGCAATGAATGTGGATGTAACAGGGTGAAGTATGAAACCAGAAGATCTAAAGACCGGGGTAATCAGGTTCTCCTTATTTAAGGTTCTAAGAGATAAAGCAGAGAAGGAAAGCCTGGGTTCAGTTGGTGATATGTGGAGAGAGATGTATGTCAGATTCGACATACTCCGATCTCATGGAGCCACAATGAAGGACTGGGATGAAGGAGATGAGTACCTGCTTAAACATGTGTGAGGGTAGACATTTCGCAGTAGGGAAAATTACCTCACAGACTTACGCATGCAGTACTTCAGTAACGGCATCCCAGAATCTGGTACTCCCCCCCGGTGGTGTTTCCAGATTGAGTTTTCCGCGCTTGCTTACCTCTGCTGGCCTTCGGCCTTGGAGCGGATGATCGTCCGAACCACCTACCTTCTACTACTCTGGAGTACTTACCATGATCGCTGCATTCAACGCCTTCTTCGCTTTCTTCGCTGCTCTGTTCCGTGGCGCTACCAACCTTGCCGAGGCTGCTGAGAACATGTCTCGCTATGCCAAGGATGAATCCGAGTTCTTCAACGAGAATGCTGAAGCTTCCCGTGACCGTCGTCGTGTCGAGTCTCGTGCTGCTCATGCTCAACTGGTCCGTGACCTGGGTATCTCCGAAGACATCGCCGAGATCCAATCCGAACGTCGTACCAAGCGTGCTACTGGTGCCAAGTCCTAACTCTCTATCCATCCTCTGCCTCACTCCTTCATTGGAGTGGGGCTTACCTTTTCAAGCACACATAAGATCAATAGCACACAAAGAGCACACATCTACTCCCTTCTTCCTGCTACTCCTCTGCGTCTCCTTCTTCTCCCTTTGGACAGTTGGGTGTGGGAAGTAACCTTTCCCTCTTCTTACCTCTTCTTACTCATCCTGATACTCCTTATAGAGAGGATAGTGGGAGAGTTTGGGGACTGTGTAC